CTACCTCTGTCCATTAAAAAATGAGGGATTTAAGTAATGACTTGTTAGTTTTTGTTTGGAATAGCCGGTGATAAGAATCTCCTTCAGTCTTTTAGTGGTAAGGTCTTTTCTTAGCCATTCCCACTCTACTTCCCTACTGAGAATTAAAGGAAAATGATTTTCTTTTTCTTTGTAGGGCCCAACGACTAAAGCTACATTCCAATACTCAGGCTTTACTTCATTATAGATGCCGGCTACGGCAAACATTTTTCTGTTTTTTGGGTAAAAATATTCAGGTGGATCTTCCGTGTCCCTTCCCTGAAATACCAGACCATCTAAAAGCACCAGGCATCTCCGATTTTTAATTGGCGCAGATACTAAATTCTGAAGGATTTCTTGACTGGTGAACGTAAATAAATGAGGACCCTTTTTTCTGAATTGATCTATATCAGAAATATTTTCTGGAATAAAGCCCCACTCCATGGGATATATTTCCACAGGGTTTTCCTGGGGAATACAAAATAAATTAGGAAAGGAAGTCGGCTTTGATAAAAAGCCCGGTTTGTATAGAAGCCTAACATGAAAGGAACTATCAAATTCTCTTTCTACCACTTCCTCCTTAGAAGTAAAAGAAACTGCTTTTAGCATTTTAGTAACTTTAATATAAGATTTGAATTAATTACAAAGGAGCCTTTAATTTTATAATTATTTAACCAATCTTTAGACAATATGGTTTCTACTTTTTTATCAATGAGTAAATAATTTTTTGATCCAAATTAAAAATCAATGCCATTAAGACCTCGCAAAAGTTTTGAAAAATACGACCGAACCGAAGTTGAAGGGGAACTAGAAGGTTTTCAATTTGATTATTTCTACACCGGAAAAAGGGAGGGTAAAACCTATTCTAATTTAATTGAACTGGTAGTGGTTACTTTTTGCATCGATGCTAACGAAAATCTTTTCTACAGGTATACCATTTATTATGGAGAAAAGAAATTATGGAAAGAAATTATACTAAAGCAAAGCCAGGATTTTTTAAGATCGATCGGTATAAGCGAATCCTTTGTTCAAAGTACATTGCGGTATTTTGAAGTGTCGTCAGATAAATACCTACCAGCCGAGAAGTTTGAGCAAAAATTCTTTGAATTGAATGCTAAATCAAAAAATACAAATATTTAGAACTGGATTTTTCCTAACATAATTCCGGTTACTAGAAAGAATAAGAGTTTCAAAGCCACCGAATCAATATTTAACAATAGTTTATTTGTTATCAACGTTGTTTTATAACTTTTAAACGTAAATTTGACCATTATAATGTATGTAATACCTTACAAAAAATGTATATTACATCTTCATCTGGACAGAATTCTGTAACGGATGGAATTAGATTGGAGCAATTAGTACAGAAATATGATCTGTTTAAAGTTCAAAAGCTGGTTAAGTACAATCTGATTATCATCGATAATTCTAACAGGGTTTACCTTACAGATAAAGGAAAGATTGCAAGAAAATTCGGTTTCGAGAAATTAATAGAATTGGAAAACCTTGAAAAGAAAATTCTAAAAAGAAATATGGTTCTGTGGACTTTGAAAAACGGTATTTTATATTTTTCCTTGATCACTTTAATCATCCTCCTGGTTTTAATCACCATCCAAATAATTTAAAAAACAATATTCTCCAATATGATGGATTCTCACTTTTTGGATTCCTTATTTATAATCGTACGGTAAAGAGCCTTCTGTTTTAGTATTAAAATTAATAATAAAACAAGAAGAACGAATAGAAGGATCCTAGTAGGTGGAAAATAGAAAGCATCTGTTTTATAAATTATGATATAAAGTAATAAAAAGAAATTGAATATCAGTCTACCCAAATAAAAACTCCGTTGTTTCCAGATACTAATTACTTTTCATAGTTTCTCCAAGCTCATCTGTTTTTTTCGCAGATGTACTTGGATTAAATTCTACATTCTTACTCATTCTTCGCCTTAATGCCAACATATCCTGACTTACTTTCTGATCTAGTATTTTGGCATAATGCTGCGTAGTTTTCAAATTTTTGTGACCTAACATTTTACTCACCGATTCTATTGGTACTCCATTAGAAAGAGTAATGGTAGTTGCGAAAGTATGCCTGGCCAGATGGAAGGTTAGATTCTTTTGAATTTTGCAAATATCCCCTATCTCTTTTAAATAGGCATTCATCTTTTGGTTAGTAAGGATGGGCAAAAGTTTTGCTGAAGCATCCGGTCGATCAGAATATTTCTTTATTATTTCAAGGGCGGTGGGCAGTAACGGAATATTAGTTCGAGAATCGGTTTTTGTCCTATTAACTTTTATCCATTTATTTCCATCAATTCCAATCACCAAATTATTTTCTGAAAGTTTTTTCACATCAGCATATGCAAGTCCTGTAAAACAGGAAAAAAGAAAAATATCTTTTACTAAATCCAGCCTATCTGTTTGAAATTCCTTTTGAATTAGTTTTTGAATCTCATCCTCTGATAAAAATTCCCGATCTACAATTTTCAGTTTGGCTTTCCAATGTAAAAATGGATCTCTATTTATCCAGTTATTTGCTATAGCTATCCTGATTATCTTTTTAAAGTTGGTGATGTACTTTACAGCAGTATTGTGACTACATTTTCTTTTAGTTTTTAAAAAATACTCAAATCCGGTAATAAAGGAATGATCTACATTTTTTACAGGAATGTCTTTCAATCTGTATTCTTTTAAAATATACTCTTCAACATGTTTTTTAGCAGTTCGATATCTTTCAAAGGTTCCATAGGCAAAATCTTTTCCGATTAAATTCTCAACCTGGTCATTATGCTCCTGAAAAATTTCTAATAGCATCTTTCTATCTTTATTTTTTCCGGTGTAAATATCCCGCATGGTTTCAACAGTGAAATCAGCCTTTTCTTTGACAAGGTCTTCATAAATCCTATCAATTCTATTTCGAATGCTGTTCAAATATCTGTTGAACTCACCAGCATCTCCGCTTTTCCCTCTCATTGATCCGGTTTTGGGATTCCAAGATTTTAAGGGAATTTTTCGTTTAATGCTCAATTCACAACGCCTGCCATTCACCGTTATTCTAAGGTAAATTGGCACGAGACCTTGTTTATTACCATTGCTATTTTTTGGAAAAAAAATTACGGAATAAGTATTATACATTTCAGAACCTATTTTACATGGTATATTCTAAAAAAACATGCAAGTTACACCTCTGTAAGATACCGATAATAAAGGCTTTACATGAAATTCGGTGCTGCTTTTTTTTCAACATAAAAGCAGCACCGAATTTAGCACCCATTTGATGCATTTATATGCCTTTTTTTGATATGAAATAAAATTAAAAAAGCCCGAAAACGCAGTGTTTTCGGGCTTTTTAATAATTCTGGCATTTAATCAGCGGAGAAAGAGGGATTCGTACACCCCTTTTACTATACTTTTTCAAAAATTGTATAATGGCGCAAAAGCCTTTATTTTAAGGTATTTTCAGAAGTAAGTGCTTTATTATGCAGTTTCAAAATATGCTTTAAATAGTGTTTTACTTTCCCCTTTTCTTTCCCCTTATTATATTTGGGGAATGTATTTTTATCTAAAGAACCCCAAACAAAATAATGAGACTTCTATCTATCTCATTCACTACCTTAAAGACGAAGGTAAAAATTTTAAGTATTCAACCGGTCAAAAAATTCAACCGAATAACTGGGATTTTGAAAACCGGCTTCCTAAAACACTTCGAGGCTCTAAAGGGGTCAAAAACCGACATATTGCCGATATCCTTTTGCAGTATGCAGAACTGCTGGAAGAAGAGATAAAAAAGTCTGAAAAAGAAAATAAGCCGCTTACCAGGGCACACTTGAAAGACATATTCGACCGCCGGTTTAAAAATAAAAAAACAGCCACCTCTTTTATTGATATCGTTCAGTTGTTTATCGATACCAAGAACATGAGCGGGGGAAAGTCAGCTGATTGGAACCAGAAGTATTCCAATCTTAAAAAGAAGCTGGAGCTCTTCGAAAAATACCGTGGAAAGAAAATCCAGTTCCGGCAGATCAATGAAGACTTTATCGATGCCTATTCCGGTTTTTTAAGGCAGATCAAGAACAAACCTTTTAAACCACACAACGACAATACCCTGCACCGCAATATCAATTTCCTGTTTACCTTTCTTATATGGTCCCATGGAAAATATCATAACATAGATATGGACAATCTCAAGAACCCGGTGAAGAAATACCAGGCTGATGATATTCACCTGACGAAAGAAGAGGTAGCCGCGCTGGAAGAAATAGAGCTTCCCCGTGAAAGCCTGGAACGGGTAAGAGATCTCTTTTTGATTGGGGTGTATTCAGGCCAGCGGTATTCGGATTATTCGGTATTTGAAAAGGCCGATGTCATAGGCAATATGATCATCAAACGAGCCGAAAAGACCGAGAATGAAAGCTTCATTCCCTTACATCCCAAATTGAAAAGGTTACTGGATAAATACGACTGGAATCTACCCAGGCTTTCAGATATGAAATTCCGGAAACATATCAAGACCATTTGTTCCATGGCCGGTATCGATGAAGAAATTAAAGAAACGATTTACCGGGGAAATAAAAAAGAGGTGCTTTACCATAAAAAACATGAAATGGTTTCAACCCATACCGCCCGAAGAACTTTTATCACTTTAGCAGCCGAAGAAGGAATGCCAGATCATATCATCATGAAAATAACCGGTATACGGGACCCGAAGACACTGCAGAAATATAAAAAGACCTCTCAACGGTCGGTTACCGAAGCTATGAATCGGCTGATGAAGAAGATTTGACCTTTTCTTTACGGTACATTTCCTTTTCTATTCCAAAGATCCAGTTAGCATTCACCGGGTAATGTTCGCACAAGGCTTGAATATGGTTAGTGGTAAAGCGCTTATTCCCCTCTCCATTTTTTACCGAAGTCACATATTGCCGCCTGACATTCATTTTCTCGTATACCTCTTCCTTGAAACGGACCTTACCAGATTCTTTTAAATGTTCAATAAAATGCAAGATTCGGGCTTCAGGGGTTTCAATCTTGGTTTTCATGAATTACTTTATTAAAATGATGTCCATAAAGGGCAGTAATACCAGAAACTGTTTTTAAGACATCCATCGAGTTTAGAAATCTTTGACATTTAATAATGCATCCCGATTGGATAATTTCAGCTTTTTTATCATAATCACTTTTCATAGAAAAAAAATTTAACCGGCACGGCTCAGGTATTAAAAAAGGAAAAAGTATTTCAACAATTACTCTGAGCAGGTATTTACCATACTTCGCATTTAAAAAGAAAATTCGATTTATTGAATTCTGAAAAACCTGATCCCTCTGGTAAAAATGTTCGCCTTTATAGACTTGAATTATTTTGGTTTCTACTGCATCAAAAAAAGGGGGATTTTTTACTATTTCCTTTGCTAATTCCAGAACCATAGACAGGTTTTTATAATAGAAATAATCTGACTCTCTATTTTCCTTTTCGCAGATTTCTGCCATTAGATCAGAGATAAATAGCCTAAACCATAGATTATTAAATATACCTCCCTCTACAACCTGATTTTTTAATAGTTGAAGATCTTTAAAAGCTTGCTCGTATTGTCCAGTTTCTATTTTTTCTCTTACCGTAACAATATTTAATCCTTCATTCATTACCTTAATAATTCATTCCGATTAATTTTTCTAATTGTTTTTTAGTTAAACTCATCCACCCTTCGGTAACTTCTGAAGTGATCCTTTTAACCTTATCTATCACTTTTTCACCGTCAGATTGGACTGAATTAACATCTGAAGTCTTGGCAAGCTCATTAATTTCAGAATAGGTAAGATCAGACATATCTACATCCGTGTTTTGTTTAGTCAGATAGAAAGAATATGTAGTGCCGATAATTTTTTCCTTTTTAATATAGACAGGAATGGTTTCTAAATAAACTTCGTCATTATAATCAGCATTCAATATCATTTTACTGGCTCTCACTAACTCATCAAGGTTATCCCTGTTAGCCACTGTAATTCTATCTATTTCTGAATAACCATTCCAAAGAATAAATATATCTGGCTCTACTTTATAAATTTTGCAGTATCCAGCATTAGAACTAAAAATTTTTTCCTGATTATTTAAATCAAACTTATCTTGCTTATCAGCTTTTACTAAAGTTTGAGAATAGCCGGAAAATGAAACTAAAGCAATTATTAAAAAAAACTTATTCATCTAAGGTGGGTATTACATTATATATTTCTTTTACATCATTTAGCGAAAGGTCAAAATCTTTATACTCAGAATTTAAACTATGACAGGTTATTATACCTTTTTCAACATTATGGTTAATGATCTCTTTGCATATTACATCTTCTTTCGTAACAATGACCCAAAAAGGAAAATGCGTGTAGCGAAACTTACTTTTCCAATGAATTCTATTCAACTGCCTGGTTAAAATAATATCACCATCTTTAAGTCCTTCATCAGTACCATCGTCCATAGAGTCATTTTTAATCTGCCATGCAAGGTATCGACCGTTACCGGTTTGATTAACCCGGAAAGTCTGCTTTTTATAACGTTCAAAAAAGTTGATATCTATATTTTCACTTACGTAACTGGCTTGAGCCTGAACCGGTACAAACGGAACAGTCATTCTAAAAGTTCCGTCAGGTAATTGTTCAAAAGTAGATCCTGATTTGGTGCTGAAAAATTCCAACGGATCATTTACCGTAATATTCTTGCTGTTATTTGTAGGGTAACTTTCTTTTGGTTTAGCAACTTCTCTGGAAGATTCACCTCTTCTTTCCACATAGTTTAGTATCTGAACTAAACTATTGTCCCGGGGATTTTTACTTTTCCTGTTCAAGATTTTACCTACCCCCGCTTCTGTCAAACCAATATTATTGGCGATTTCATACGCAGAAACCCCTTTAGAATCAACTAATTCAATGATCCTATCTAACATTCTCATCTTCTCTGCCTGGTCCATAGAAATGTTAAAGTTTAGCAAATGCTAAATTTTTACTACCAAACTGTTTGGTTATACTAAACTGTTTAGTATATTTGCTTTGCGCTCTTATCAAATATACGCAATTTGTTGTGTTGATGATGCGCTGAGACTCTAAATAACCCAAAAATGGTAGAAGAATTTACAGACCGTGAGAATGAGATCGCCGAGCACTTATGCCTTGGGAAGTCTCAGAAAATGATCGCAGCCGATCTTTATATCGATCCCGATACCGTACATGCGCATTTAAGGAACATGCGCAAGAAGATCGGAGGGCATAGCGCCATCGATATTGTGCGGGAATACATCTTAAGTATCAAAGACCCGAAACAGTACTTCGCCGCGCTTATCATGCTGGTATTACAGTTTGCTATCATTTTTACCAACATCGTGATGGATGCCAGGGCGATAAGAACACCTCGCCTGAGCAAGATAGAAATAGAGATGATCATGACCCGGGGCCGGGCCTCTAAAAACCGAAGACTATGTTAAGCTTTTTCCCTAAACCAGATATGGCTCCCATTTTCGCCCACCTTCCGGCTATTGCCATCTGGATAGAAGATGAATATAAAAAGGCCGTCACTCGTGAAGATCTTTTCGAGCTGGTATATAAATGGCTCGATAAAGCCGAAGTATCTACCAATACCATTCGCGAGCAAAGCTATACGATTTGTGCACACTTTCTCTATTCGGTACTGACCAATAGGAATTATGCCACCAAACAATTTCAGAGTTACTAATAGAAACCCAATGAACACTAAAGAAAGAACACCGCTTGACAAATTAAAAGAAGCATGGGGAGAAATCCCCGAAGGAGCCAAGGCAATCGTATTTCAAAACGGGTATAGCCACCAGGCAGTTTCCCATATCCTGAAAAACGGTCGGAAAGATGAGAACATCATTCTTGAATTACTGGAAACTATAAAAAAAGCCAGTGAAGAAGCCGCACAAAAAGCGCTGGAACAAAACAACAAGGTGCAGCGGCTATGAAAAAAGTAAAGAAAGACCCCGTTGGGGATTATATAAAAACCAAATGCCACGAACAGGCGGCATCAATACGAAATCACTATGAGCAAAGAAGAAACCATAATGGCCACCATGGAAGCCCTAAGGCTTCATGATGCAAACGATACCTGTATGACGGTAGATGAGTGCGCGAGCTTTTTGAAATGCCACCGTGATACCGTGATCCGTCACCTGCATAAAGGCACCATCAAGGGCAAACTTTTAGAACGGGTTTGGAGAATTCCCAAGCTCCAGTTTCTGAAAGAGATCGTGGAAAAGGAAAGTTATTAAAACAACAATCCCCGCCAGTCTCAACACCTAAACGGGGATTGTAATCATAAATACTAAAGTCAAAAATAATGAAAAAAACAATCATTTTACAGCAGCTACGCCTTCTTAATTTCAAGGGCATTCGCAGTCTTACACTGGAATTTGAGGGCACTACGAACATTTACGGGAAAAATGGTACCGGTAAATCTACCATTGAAGATGCCTGGAACTGGCTCCTTTTTGGAAAAGACAGCCAGGGGCGGACCACTTTCGAGATTAAAACCCTCGATAAGTATAACAATGTGATCCCAAAGATCGAGCACGAGGTGGAAGGCCTTCTGCTTATCAATGATAAACCGGTCACGCTTCGCCGTGTATTGCGGGAGAAATGGAACAAACCCCGCGGACAGGCGGAAGCTGTTTTCAACGGAAATGAAACCCTTTTTTACTGGAACGATGTACCCATGCAGGCCGGGGAATATTCCAAGAAGATTCAGGAGATCATGGATGAAGGCGTTTTTAAGCTCATTACCAATCCCATGGCTTTTGACGGGCTCAAATGGCAGGATCGCCGCCAGGTGCTTATTGAAATGTGCGGGGATGTGCAGGATGAAGATATTGCCGCCGAGCATCCCGAATATGCTTCGCTGGCCGAAACGCTCAATACCAAATCTTTAGAAGAGCATCGCCGGGAAATGGCCGCCAGGAGAAAGAAATTAAGGGATGATCTTAAAATGATCCCTACCCGTATCGATGAAGTAGAGAAAAGCAAACCCGAACCGCTGGACTTTGAGCAGCTGGAAAAGGATAAAGCCTCGAAAGAATTTGAGATCAAAAAGATCGAAGACCAGATCGAAGATAAATCAAAAGTGCTGGAAGCTTATTTTGAAAGGAAGAATGAGCATGTACGTAAAGTTCACCAGAAGAAATCTGAAGCAGAAAATTTAAAGTCTGATATCGAGCGCAACCTGAAGAATCAAAATACCATTGATACTACAGAACTCGACCGGCTTACTACCCGCTTAAAATTCAAAGAGATCGATTTGAAAGAGAATCGCTCGGGTATGGATAACCTTCTGCAAAAGCAGAAAAGCATCGCTTCTGAAAGAGAGGATCTTCGCAACCGGTGGCATGAGCTGAATGAAAAGGAACTGGTTTTAAATGAAGAGGAATTCAAATGTCCTACCTGTCAGCGTGCCTTTGAAGCTGAGGATATCGAGCAGAAAAAAGCTGAAATGAAGGAGAATTTCTTCAATAACAAACAGCAAAAACTCGAAGCGATCAATGAATCTGGAAAGGCTTTGAAAAAGCAGTATGAAGAAAATGAGAAACTGCTTCAGCAAAGTGAGGAATTTGAAGAAGATATCAAGGCCGAGATCGGTGTGATCAAAACCAATATCGAAAAAGAAGAAAAGCGTATCGCTGAGTTAAAGGAGAATGCGAATTCTTTTGACCTGGAAGCTGAACTTCAGAAGCATGAAGGCTATCAAAAACTGGTTGCGGAAATCAAGGCACTGGAAGCCGAGGAACCTAAAGAGGAAACAGTTGACACTGCAGAGCTGAAGCAAAAGAAAAATTCACTTAAAAATGAATTAGACGAGATCAAAGAAAAGCTCAGCCATAAATCGGCTATCGAGTCGGCTAACAACCGCATTAAAGAACTGGAAGAGCAGGAAACCAATCTTTCCAAGCAGCTGCTGGAAGTCGAGCAGAAAGAGTTTGAGGCCGAAAGCTTTGTGAAACTGAAGATCGAAACCCTGGAGCGTAAGATCAATGCCAATTTCAAGTTCGTGAACTTCAAAATGTTTGACCAGCAAATTAATGGTGGTATTCAGGAAGTATGCGAGGCTTTGATAGACGGGGTGCCTTTCTCCAATGCGAATACGGCCAGCCGTGTGAATGCAGGACTTGATATTATCAACTCCCTATGCAAATTCTACCGTGTAAATGCACCTATTTTTATTGATAACCGCGAGAGCGTGATCAATCTGATCGATACGGATAGCCAGATCATTAACCTGATCGTAAGCCGCAAAGATGAAAAACTGAGAGTGGAGTCTGTAGAACTTGAAAATGTTGCGTAATGGGAAAAGATGAAAAAACAAAAAACCCTTTTGCGTTCCCTGTAACAGATGGAGAAACTTTCTGTCAAGATGGAATGACCTTAAGAGATTATTTCGCTGCTAAGGCTATGCAGGCGCTTATTGACCAACCGATAATGGTAGGTAATACTAATGCAACTGAAATACTTGCAAAACAATCTTACATAGTGGCTGATGCCATGTTAAAAGAGCGTGAGTCATGAACCACTACTACCTCGAATTACGGGAAGGCGAAAAGGTCTTAAAACGAAGAAAGACCACGTTTGCCAGCGAGCTTAAAGACAGGCGCATGTTGCACTTCTTTAAAGCCTCTCACCAGGAGATCTATTTCAAAGTATCCCCTTTCGAAGAAGAATTATTTGAAGAACCTAAAAAAGAAGAGAATGAAATCAATAGAATTTCCATAAGTGAACGTTCGGATCGCCGAGAACCAGCCGGAGTATGAAACACTTCCAGCCTATTACAATAAAGAAGAAGGCAGTATGACCTTTTGCTTTGAACTGGATCCGGACGAACTGGAACAGGTAGGAAAAACCGGTAAGATCTATCTGAAGCAATTAACCTTCGGGAGGCCTATGAACCCAATTGCCGGAACCTGTTTAAAAGAAGATTTAATCATAAATACAAAATCATGAATACAAAAACCGAAGAAAAAAAGAAGAATGAGCTGGCCAAACAGCAGCCTTCGCATAGCGAAAGGTTTACCATGGCCGTTCAGCGTGAAATGCCAAAGATGGGCGAAGAAAATGTCCAGCTTACCAACAGGCAAAAGAAACTTATTCAGAACTATTTCATCAAGATCGATGGAGTGCTGAAAGACAGCGAGGTGAAAAGACTTGCGAAATCTGAGAATTACAGGGACCCGCTTGAATATTCCTGGGCGAATATCAATATGAACAAGCTTGCTCAGGATGTGGTTGCTTATTCCAGCATCGGTTTAGACCCTTTGCAAAACAACCATATTCACCCCATCCCTTACAAGAACAGTAAGACCAATCAATTCGATATCACTTTTATCGAAGGTTATAACGGACTGGAACTGAAAGCCAAGAAATATGGTTTTGATGCACCCGATACCGTCATTTTTGAATTGAAGTATTCAACCGACCATTTCAAATCGCTGAAGAAGAATCTCAACAATAAAGTAGAGTCTTATGAATTTGAGATCACCAATGACTTTGACCGCGGCGAACTGGAAGGTGGTTTTTACTACATGATCTATAACGACAATCCGGAGAAAAACAAGCTGGTAGTCATGAACCGTCACCAGATCGAGAAACGCAGGCCGGAATATGCAGCCGCTGAGTTTTGGGGCGGTGAAAAAGATAACTGGGAGTACGACCAGGCTAAAGGCAAGAATGTCAAAAAAGGCAAAAAGCAGGTCGAAGGCTGGGAAGAAGAAATGTTTTTGAAAACTCTGAAAAGACATTGCTGGAACTCCATTCCTATCGATAGCCAGAAGATCGATGACTTCATCATGAAAGTGATCGAGAATGAGACCCAGGGCGTAGAGCGACTGGTAAAAGACCAGATCACCGAAAGCGCTAATAAAAAGGAAATTGATTTCGACGATGTGGATTACGAGGAAGTAAAAGAAGCTTCTCAGGAAAGATCATCTGAAAATGATGATGCCGAAATGGAACGACTCCACGAGGAAGCCATCGCTGAGGAAGAAAATAAAAAGGCTAAGGCTGAACCTGATTTTTAATAAATGAAACTGAAAGTTGTAGCAACGGGCAGTAAAGGGAATTGTTATCTCCTGCAAGGCGAAAAAGAAACGCTGATGATTGAGTGCGGGGTTAACATTCGGGAGATCAAAAAGGCCCTACACTTTGATTTCTCAAAGCTCAGTGCTGTATTGGTAACCCATGAGCATAAAGATCACGCCGAATGCATAGAAGATCTCACCAGGCTAGGTGTTAATGTCTATGCCACGGCCGGTACCTTTGGCTCCTTCAAAAGCAATCGTGCAAAAGAAGTAGTTGCTCATAATACCTTTTTCGTGGGAGGCTTTAAGATCATGGCCTTCGATGTGAAGCACGATGCAAAAGACCCGGTGGGTTACCTTATTCAGCATCCCGAATGTGGTAAAGTGTTGTTTTTGACTGACACCTTTTACTGTCCGTACACTTTCAGGAACCTCAATAACATCCTTATTGAGACCAACTTTTCCAAGGCGATCATCAAAGAAAAACTATCTGAAATGGAATTCCTTAAAAACAGGATCTACCAGTCACACATGAGCCTTGAGACGGCTGTAGAAATGCTGCAGGCCAATGACCTCTCTAAGGTCAATAACATCGTGCTCATTCATTTATCAGACAGTAACAGCGATGAGCGGATTTTTAAAGAAACCGTCCATAGAGCCACCGGTAAAAATGTAAGTGTGGCCAATAACGGAATGGAATTAGAATTTAATAAAACACCTTTTTAAGATGAGTAAAAGAGCTTTTCAAATATTAGACGAAATGAATCAGTACGATACTGAAAATGGAACTCAATTAGTTTCGATCAGTCCTCATTTCGTTTCGGGTGTAAAAACCAAACAAGGTGCCCATATCACAATGGGAACAGAAGAATCAGCATTACACGATATCATGAATGATAAGTGTATGGCAGTACTGGTTTTAATTGATAAAGAAGAATATCAAAAAAGAGAAAAACTATGATAACAGACAGTTTTCAATTTTTCACCCAGTCGATGGTGAATGTGACCAATAACATTAAAGAAGGAAAAACCGCTGCTTTTAAAGAGCGTAAAGAGGCGGAAGATCACGCCAGGCAAAAAGGCTCTTATGTCTATGACCTGCTTTGCCAGTCGGTAAAAGGAAACGATGAAAAAGTAAAAATCTACGGTTACGCCGTGCCTAATTAAGAAGATATGGATTTAGAACAAGTAAAGAAAGATATTCAGGAAGGCCGGTCTACAATGATTTTCTATTCTGCTCAAACGCTGTGGTGGACTCACTTAGAATCTGATCTGGAAGAAGCCAGAGAACTTGGTAGAAAAACTCAGGAGCGAAATCATAAAAAAATGATGAAGGATTCTCGAATTCCTAAAAAGGATAAGCAGCGGATGAAAGCCATGTTTAAGGAAATATCCAAACATAACCATGTGCCGCTTGATCCGTCGGGTTCAGTTCTGTTCGAAATGGAAACTCCTATGTACTGGATTACCGAAGCAGAAAAGAAGCCTAATCATTTTGGAGTATTTCAATTAGAGGCATTTATGAAAACACATCATCAAAATTGCAACAATCATTGCTTTACCAGTTGGGATGATGTGAACGCTCAATTACGAACTGAAAAGAGAATACAATGACCCTATCCTTTTCAACCCACTGGCCCAAAGATATGCCTGATGTGATCTCAGGCAAGCCTAATCATTTTGTAGAGAAGATCTGGAAGTCTTTTGGCGGGGTATTCATGAATCAGCACTTCACCATGGAAGTTACCCAAGGCTTGGAAAATGCCTGTTACCAGTGGAACTATAAAGCTGGTGATCTAAAGCCCAAAAAACACACCATGCGCATGGATGCATCTGACCGATGGAAAGCGGGCAAAAAGATTCACATGGTCATCAATAACCGTCAGCCCAATCGCTTTCAGTTTGTACCTACCGTGCCCTGTATCGCTACTCAAAAAGTGGAATTAAAAGACTGGGAGTATGCCATGATTGACGGCAAAAGACTTTCCACCGTAGAGTTGAGCCGGCTGGCAATCAACGACGGCTTTCCTGATGTATTCAGTTTTATGCACTGGTTTCAGGGAAACTGGAAAGGGAAACTCATTCACTGGACCGATTTAAAATATTAAACCATGAAAACCACCTCTATCGAAGCACACGAATTTGTTAAGGACAAAAAGTCCAGAATGCACAAGAATATCCTTCAAACCCTGAGAGTGATCGGGAAAGGAAGCTTTAGAGACATGGCACATGCCGGCGGCCTTAAAGAAGCCCAGGTATGGAAACGCCTTAGCGAAATGAAAGAACTCGGGTATATCGTGGAGGTTGGAATTAAAGTATGCCCTGAATCTAACCGTAAGGTCACCGTATGGGCCATTAATGAATCTAAACAGCTTAGCCTATTATGAATTTCTACAAGAACAATGAGATGGTACCTATGACCCGCCGCTATCCTGATTTAAAGGATAAAGTAAAAAAACGTGATAATAAGATCAGTATACAGCTTATTCGCGCGTGGGATGTTGAAAGGGATGCCGAAAAAGTACTGAAGATCTTTCTGCAGAACATCGACAAACTTTCTTCTTACCGGTACTGGGAGCTACTCAGGTCTGTATGGATCATTTGTGGTACCGTTGAAAATGCCCAGTTTTTTAGTTCCTTGATGAAATCCAATAAACCCAATCGGCACTATTTCTCAACTCCTGAAGAGCATGAATTTTTAAGGAGTTTACCAGATCAAATGGATGTCTATAGAGCCTGTAATAGTCCTCAAGATGGTGGTATAAGCTGGACTTTGGATTACGATTATGCATGTAAATATGCCAAAGACTTTCAGAAAAACATGGTTTTGAATAATAAAATAAATAAGTCAGAGGTCTTCGCTTACATCAATAGGAATAATGAATCTGAAATATTAATCCTATGATCTTCAACACCAAAATACCCATCCAGCGGGAGCAGGCTATCGAGCGCTTTGAATACCTCGTAAAGAACGAAAAGCGCATCGCCATTATCGATAAAAAGCCAAAGCGAACCATGAAGCAAAACCGTTACCTGCACCTCTTACTGGGGATGTTCGGACTTCATTTCGGGTATACCCTCGAAGAAGTAAAGCAGGACATATTTAAAAAAGTGGTGAACCCGGACACCTTTTATGAGGGCGATAAAGAATACTACGGGACCAAAGTAGATAAATGGCGAAGTACCGCTGATCTGGATAAAGGAGAATTGACCATTTGTATCGAGAGGTTTCGAAATTTCTCCAATGACCTTGGGTTTTACCTGGCTTCTCCTGAAGAGCATGCCCAATTACAACACTACGAAAACGAACTGAGTAAACACGAATCTAAAATTTATATCTAATGAAAAAAGTAGAAGAAATCCCGACGGTGCAAACCAGGTTTCAAGAAGAGATTATCACCACTGCCGATCTCGACAAAATGAAAGGAAAATATTTAGCTGAAAGGCTATTAAGAACCTGGATCAAAGATTTTATCGATGAAGACAATGGTGATGTGGTCAGCCTTGACAGGAATGAGATCATTTACGATAAAGGCACTTTTATTACAAGCGATGTACTTTCAGAAATAAACTTTCACCTTCAAACCAATGAAGTTAAAGAAGTGAAAGTAAGTAACCAGAAGCGTATTGGTTTTCTTTCAGGAGGATTTACTTCTGTTTGGCAGGCTACCGCAAAATTCAATAATAAAAAGTTTACCTACCTGCTCTATGCCAGTTCCTTGAGTATGGCTTTTGATATTGCTACTGACTTTTTAGAACAGGATCTTCCCGGTGGCTTCCAACTTCACACTTTAAAAGAACTGGATTACAGCAACCTTATTGTTGTAGAGGAAGATGAGGAAGAGCTTGATTTCTATAAAATAGAACTTGAAGTAGATTTTGAATATCAGGAACCTTACGAATCTTCTTATATCCTGAAATCACATGATGCCGAAACTGCTAAGCGGGCAATTGTAGAATACATCGCGAAAAAAGCGAAAGAAGAGAATCGAAGAGAATCTTTTGATGTCACTATTATTTCTGCAAAAACAATTACCTGCTCAGGGATTGTTGACTACAAATTCTCACAGGAATATTTTGAAAGCCTCAAATCGAAAACCGCGTAATGAACTATACGGAATTCCTTAAAAACAAAATAAGGCTGTCCCGGCCCGCCGGTTTTCCGGTTGAACTTAGCGACATCAGCCCCCGATTAAAGCCTCACAACAGGCTCATGGTGAAATGGTTGGTTGAAGGTGGCAAACGCGCCTGCTTTGCTTCCTTCGGGTTACACAAAACAGTAACCCAACTGGAGGCGGTTCGTTTGGTTCTGGAACGTACCGGCGGTTCCGGCCTTATTGTTTGTCCGCTTACCGTACTAGCAGAATTTAAAAAAGATGCCATTGAACGGCTTGGCTGGAAGCAGGCTCCTAAATTCATTAGAAGGAATTCCGAAATGGACGGTGAAGGTATTTATCTCACCAACTATGTATCTATTCGTGACGGCAAACTAGATCCTACCGTTTTCAATGTAGCGTCTTTGGACGAGGCTTCGGTATTACGCGGACTCGGTTCTACAAAGACCTTCCGGGAGTTTATGAAGATCTTCACAGGGGATGCCGGTCCCCTTGGTAGAAGGAATTCCGAAATGGACGGTGAAGGTATTTATCTCACCAACTATGTATCTATTCGTGACGGCAAACTAGATCCTACCGTTTTCAATGTAGCGTCTTTGGACGAGGCTTCGGTATTACGCGGACTCGGTTCTACAAAGACCTTCCGGGAGTTTATGAAGATCTTCACAGGGGATGCCGGTCCCCTTGGTAGAAGGAATTCCGAAATGGACGGTGAAGGTATTTATCTCACCAACTATGTATCTATTCGTGACGGCAAACTAGATCCTACCGTTTTCAATGTAGCGTCTTTGGACGAGGCTTCGGTATTACGCGGACTCGGTTCTACAAAGACCTTCCGGGAGTTTATGAAGATCTTCACAGGGGATGCCGGTCCCCTTGGAAACCGCCGCGGGGCTGAAAGCGTAAAATACCGATTTGTCGCAACGGCCACCCCTTCCCCTAACGATTATATAGAATTGCTTGCCTATGCCGATTTCTTAGGTGTGATGGATGTTTCACAGGCCAAGACAAGGTTCTTTAAAAGAGATTCCACCAAAGCCGATAAGCTTACCATTCACGCGCATAAAGAAGAAGAGTTCTGGCTATGGGTGGCGTCCTGGGCCATTTTCGTCAATAAACCTTCCGATATTACCGGGAATCCCGAAGACGATAAAGATTACATCCTGCCACCGCTGCAGGTGAACTGGCACGAAATACCCACCGATCACAGTAAAGCCGGGATAGAGAAAGACGGCACTTTCAGAATGTTTAAAAATGCCGCTTTCAGTCTTGCCGAAGCTGCCAGGGAAAAACGGGAAAGCCTTGATAGCCGTATTCAGAAATTACTGGAACTACGCGAAGAAAATCCCGGGTCCCATCGCATTATATGGCATGATCTGGAAGCCGAAAGAAAAGCCATTAAAAAGGCCATTCCTGAATCGGTGAGTGTCTATGGCAGTCAGAAACTCGAAGACCGCGAAGAATCTATCAGGGCCTTTTCTGACGGGGAAATACAGGAGTTATCCACTAAGCCGGTTATTGCTGGTTCGGGTTGCAACCTGCAGCGCTATTGTTCCTGGGCTATCTACTTAGGTATTGGTTACAAATTCAATGACTGGATTCAAAGTGTTCACAGGCTTCAGCGGTTCGGACAACCCGACCCTAACGGGGTGCGTATCGATCTGATCTATACCGAAGCCGAAAGGAAGATCCGCAAGGATTTGGAGCGCAAATGGAGACAGCATAAAAAAATGATTCAAAAGATGACGGAAATTATTAAGAAATACGGCCTGTCCCACCAGGATATGGCAAAAGTGCTGGAGCGTAAGATGGGAGTCGAGCGCATCGAGGTCAAAGGCAAACGTTATACTATGGTCAATAACGACAATGTAGACGAACTGCCACGCCTGAAAAGCAATTCGGTAGGACTCGTTCATACCTCCATTCCTTTTGCCACGCAATACGAATACACGCCTAATTATGCCGATTACGGCCATAGTGAGAATGTGCAGGAGTTCTTCCAGCAAATGGATTACGCAACGCCTGAAGTTTTCAGGGTATTGATGCCCGGAAGGATCGCGGCCATTCACGTGAAAGATCGTATCGTTCCCGGCGGACTCAACGGGCTCGGCTTTCAAACTGTTTACCCGTTCCACAAAGATTGCATTGACCACTTCACAAAGCACGGTTTTGCATACATGGGCATGAAAACCATTGTTACTGATGTGGTACGGGAAAACAACCAGACCTATCGCCTGGGATGGACCGAGCAATGTAAAGACGGAACCAAAATGGGTGTTGGAATGCCGGAGTATCTTTTGTTATTCAGAAAACCGCAGACCGACAGCTCCAAGGGTTATGCCGATGTACCGGTAATAAAAGATAAAATTGAAATTGCTGAATGTCCTGAGTGCTTTGAAAGAACACCGTTTGAAAAATGGGAGTTTGATTTTGATCAAGAACCGGAGCCAGTTTACTATTGTCCTAATTGTAAAAAAGGGAATCTATCAGATAAGATTCCAACAAAATATTATTCCCGTTCCCGCTGGCAGGTAGATGCGCACGGCTTTACAAGATCTTCAGGCAACCGCTGTTTAAAACCAGAAGAACTGGCCAAGCTCGATCACGACAAGATCTTTAAGGAATTCAAACGCTTTTCTTTGGAAAAAGTATATGATTTCGAGCATCATGTAAAGATCGGGGAAACCCTTGACGCTACCGGAAAACTTCCCACTTCCTTTATGCTCTTACAGCCGCAAAGCTGGCATGAGGATGTATGGAGTGATATCACCCGTATGCTTACCCTGAACAGCTCCCAGTGGAGCAAGGGAAAAGAAATGCATTTATGTCCGTTGCAGTTTGATATCGTAGACCGTGTGATCGAGCAAATGAGCAATCCCGGGGATGTGGTACTGGATTATTTCTCAGGAATCGGAACGGTGCCCTATCGATCTGTTTTAAAGGGTCGTATAGGCTACGGTATAGAACTGGCCAATAACTATTTCCTGGATGGGGTTTCCTATTGCAAAGCCGCTGAAGAGAAAATGGAAATGCCCACGCTTTTTGATGTATTGGAAAATGAAAAGGTGGAGGGATGAGAGAGTTTGTAATAGACCTATTCTGTGGAGCTGGCGGAACTTCAGCTGGAATCCATTTAGCAAACGGAAGTAGCAAGGTTGTTTTATGTGTCAACCATGATCTTAATGCTATTGAAAGCCACCGGTTAAATCATCCCAATGCAAAGCATTTGACCGAAGACATCCGAAACCCGGAGGTTTTATTCTGGTTAAAGCTTCGTGTGAATGCCCTCCGGAAATTATATCCCGGTTGTATCATTACAATTTGGGCAAGTCTGGAATGCACGAATTTCTCAAAGGCTAAAGGTGGCCAGCCAAGGGATGCCGATAGCCGAACCCTTGCAGAACATTTATTTATGTATCTGGATGCAGTAGATCCTGATTACTTAATGATTGAAAATGTGATTGAATTTATGTGCTGGGGTCCTCTTGATGAAAAAGGAAAACCTCTATCCAGAAAACGCGGTAAGGATTATTTAAAATGGGTAGATCAGGTTCGATCTTACGGATATAAATTCGATTGGAAGGAATTGAATTCTGCAAATTATGGGGCTTACACTTCACGAACCAGGTATTTCGCACAATTCGCGAAAAAGCACCTTCCTATATCATGGCCAGAACAAACTCATGCCAAGAAAATAAAGAAAGAGCAGGGACTGTTCCAAAACCTAAAGCCATGGAAACCTGTTAAGGAAGTTCTTAATCTGGAGCATGAAGGCAAATCTATTTTTAACCGGAAAAAGCCTTTAGTTGAAAATACGCTGAAGCGTATCTATGCCGGGCTTGTGAAGTTTGTGGCCAACGGTGATGATTCCTTTATAAAGAAATATTATTCAGGCAGACCGGCCGGGAAAGTGATTAGTATAAATGGCCCTGCCGGAACGATCACTACCATAGACGGCCAAAGTGTTGTAAAATGCGATTTTCTTTTGAAGTATAATTCAAAAAACAGGAATGGTCACTACAAACCACCATCAATGGAAAATCCTTCTCCAACTGTATCAACTCAGGGTCGACTTGGAATCATAAACACTGATTTTCTACAAAGCTATTACGGTAATGGTAATTCTCATTCTACTGAGGAACCATGCCCAACGGTCTCAACAAAAGATCGGTTTGGTAAAATATCAACTCATTTTATAGATCAGCAGTTCGGTAACTCCAAACCTTCAGGATTAGATCAGCCATTAGGATCTATTACTCAAAATCCAAAGTACGCATTCGTAAACGCAGAAAAGGAGCCATGGTTAATGGATACCAGTTTTAACAATAAAGGCAAATCGATTGATGAACCCGCACCGACTGTTTTAGCTAGTAGGAAACATCACTACCTGATGAATCCCCAATTTAAAAATCCTGGTAATCCTGTAAATAAACCAGCTCCAACGGTAATTGCGAGGCAGGATAAAAAGCCGCTTGGTTTGATTTCCTGTGAGTCAGGATCTGGATTTATCATTCCAGTTTATGATGAAGATTGCGAGACCATGATCAAGATAAAATTGTTCATGGCTTATTACGGCATCGTAGATATCAAAATGCGAATGCTGGAAGTAGAAGAACTCATGCGAATTCAGGGTTTCCCTGAAGGATATCAATTGGTAGGTACTAAGACAGATCAGAAGAAATTCATTGGGAATTCTGTAGAAGTAACTACTGCAAAAGCACTTTTCGAAGCTCATCATGAAGCTTTGGAAGTTTATTACGAAAAACAACAATTAGCAGCTTAAAACCCCTCGGAATTTATGACTGGATGGATAAAACTTCACAGATCACTTTTAGAATGGGAATGGTACGAAGATATCAACGCGACCAGGCTTCTCATTCATTTATTGATCTCGGTGAATTATGTAGATAAAAAATGGCGTGGCGAAGAGATAAAAGCTGGTTCTATGGTTCTCAGCTGGTCCACTTTATCTAAAGGAACAGGCCTCACAGTGCGGCAAGCACGTTCGGCAATGGATAAACTTGAAGCGTCAGGCGAGGTGACAAGGAACGTGACAAACAAATATCAGGTTGTAAGCCTTGTAAAATGGGAAAAACTTCAGGGGGATATTGAAAAGGCTGACAAACAAAATGCAATCAAACGGGCAGACAAATGGCAGACAAATGACAGGCAAGCGACAACAACTAAAGAAAGTAAAGAATATAAAGAAATAAAAGAAATAGAGAATACGCGCGAGCAAAATTTTTCAAAATATTCTGCTTATGATCTGATCCAAAAAGAAAAACCAACATCATTACAGGCTTTTGAAATGCAAAAAAAGAAGTTGGTACCAGACTGGAAAAAACTGCTGGAGAATTTCGAAAACAAAATTGAACTGGAACTGGCCCGAAATGAGATCAAGTTTGAGGCGGAAGAATTATTCCCGCGTTTCAAAGGCTATGTGAATACGTGGATTGAAAATGAGCAGAAATCCAGAGAAAACCAGCCAAAAATACATGCACCCGAAGACCCTTCAAGAAATATTCCCATAGGATGAGCGAAAATATAACCTACAAAAAAAACGATGCTGTAAGCCTTGTAAAAGGAAAAATTCCTCCACAGGCCGTTGACTTGGAAGAAGTGATCCTCGGGGCTTTAATGATCGACAAAAAAGGCCTTGACGAGATCATGGATTTTATGAAACCGGAAATGTTTTATAAAACCAAGCACAAAACCATTTTTAAAATCATTCGAAAGCTTTATCAAAATGATGATGATGTAGATCTTCTCACTGTTTCAGATGAGTTGAAAAAGGAAGGAAGTCTTGACAAAGTCGGTGGTGATTATTATCTCATTGAACTTACCCAAAAGGTTTCCAGTTCGGCACACATCCAACGGCATGCAAGGATTGTATTCCAGGAATATATCAAGCGACAGATGATTTCAAACTCAAATGCGATCATTGAAAATGCCTATGATAAATCTAAAGATACTTTCGACATTCTGGAAAAAGCCTATGAGCATTTAGGGACGGTTTCAAACCTGATTGTTCCAACCAAAACCCAAAGCGTAAGAGAACTGGCCGTTGAAATCGTATCTCATGCCCGAAAACTTTTCAAAAAGGAAGTAAAACCCGGGCTTGAAACCCCGGTAAGACACCTTACCCGAAGAATGGGAGGCTGGAGAAATTCAGAGCTTATCATTCTTGCGGCACGTCCAGGGATGGGAAAAACAGCTTTTGCCCTTAAAACAGGATGGATTACTGCCCTGAACAAAATACCGGTAGCCTTTTTCTCTTTGGAAATGTCGGCCCCGCAACTGATGAGTAGGATCATATCTATGGATTGCAGGATTGAGAATGATAAACTACAAAAAGATGGCCTTACGCATCAGGAAGAACAAATGGTAAATACCAGGATGTCCCAAATCGGGGAAGTTCCGTTTTATATCGACGATACCTCCAGTTTAAATATTCACACCCTGAAAGCCAAGGCAAAAAAAATGCATAAGGAGCTGAATTTAAAACTAATCATTGTTGATTATCTGCAGCTGATGGATGGCCCTTCGAAAAGTTTTAACCAGAATCGGGAACGCGAAATATCTGAAATATCCCGCGGATTAAAATTACTGGCAAAAGAACTGAATGTTCCTGTTATAGCACTATCCCAACTTTCGAGAGCTGTTGAAACCAGAGGCGGAAGTAAACGTCCGCAACTATCCGATCTTCGGGAGTCAGGGGCTATAGAGCAGGATGCCGATGTTGTTGGATTTATTTACCGACCGGAATATTACGGGATTGAGAACTGGGATGATTACGAACATGCTCCCACCCATCAGGAGGCCGAATATATTATTGCTAAAAACAGGAATGGCGGACTTGTTAGAAACAGAATGCGTTTTCTTCCAAAATACACGCTTTTCTCTGATCTGGATGAAGAATTTGATGAAAAAGAATTTCAACCCGCACTCCCACCCACAAATATGAATCCCAACGATGCCTTTGGAAATGATAATCCCGATAATGATGTACCATTTTAAAAAAAAGACTTATGAAAAAACTACTTCTATTGCTTTTGTTTCCGGTATTATCATACTCACAAGGCTTTGTGTGGATGGGAACTGAAATCGACCCTCGAAATGCGATCTTTGGAGGCACCGTAAACGAACAGGCCTTCGACGGTATGCTGAAATTGGGCTATCGCAACGGACATTTTGAGGCGAATGCGTTCTATGAGATCTTCCCGGTTATAGACTACAAAAGCTATGGAATGAATTTGAATATCGTGACCCGACCGGAGAAAATTATGGTACCGGTGGCAGGCTTCCAGATAAGCATGATACAACGGCCGTGGCATTTATACCCGTCACTGGCCATCAACGCAAAACTTGAATACCATTTTAACCGCTGGAGCCGGTTCTTTATCTACCTGCGTGGAGAAAGCAAACTCCGCAGCGATTGGAATGATAAGATCGTGCACTCCGGTTATTTTGGAGTGGCTTATAAATTAACCAATAACAAGTAAAGAAATGAAGGAAGTAAATAATAGTGATTGTGAAACATCACAAGATGATGATTTCCTTGAATGGATGCAAAACAATTAACAAATCCCACCACCCTCTAAAGAAGATAAGATGAAAATAGAAATTAAAGTAAACGAAAGAAATTTACAATTTCCTGTTTTAATGTATAATGAGACCAATGACACGTTAATACTTGCGACAGGATATTGGCACGAAAACGGTCATAATTTTAAAGGTGTTTGCCTAAGAAATTCTAAAAATCCAGAATTAGTAGGTAGAGATGATAAATACTGGAACTCAGTAGCATTTAAAGAATATGAGCATACAGTAATTTTATCTAACCAATCAAACCTATAAAGAATGAAACAAACTTTAACTGACGAGAAGTTTGGAAATTGCCTCCAAACCTGTGTAGCTTATTTATTAAAAAAGGATTTACACCACGTCCCTAATTTTATGTTATTTGAGCATCATTGGTGGAGTTCTTTAGTAATGTATTTAGGTATTCATAAGTATATACCTGATTTTGTGAATGATGAAGCGCCACCTGCTGATAATAATGAATACATCGTGAGTTTGAAATTTAAAAGGCATAGTAAAGGTGTATCACACGCTGTTGTTATGAAAAACGGAAGCGTAATTTTTGACCCGTACCCTATTATCAATTACAGTTACGATGAAGCAGTAATCGGAGGTTATTATAAAATTGAAAAATGTAATTAAAACCTATAAAGATGAATAGACCAACTTTAGAAAATACTTTAGAAGATTTCAAAAAGCAAAATAAAGCTGCTTATGGCTCCGATGTTGAACGAGAATATCACAAAAGACTTGAAGAATATTGTGATGAATTAGAGAGTAAACTCGAAGCCCTCCAAGCCCCTAAAGAAGAATGGATAAGTGTAGAAGAAGTTAAATTACCTACTTGGTTAGACCAATCTCCTTTTCAAAAAGATTCTGTCATAACCGGCGTGATAGTTAAACATCGTAATGGTGGTATGTGGGGAAATGTCGGTTTAAAAACTGCATCACACGGTTTTGCAATAAAGCTGGAACAACAAGAAATAGCATTAAAAAATATAGGAAAAACTGTAAAAGCTAAACCTTACGAGCCTTCTTACTATACGGTAGAAATTATTGAAGGTTTAACCCCTCCTAAAACCAACCACCAATGAAAAATATAACAGAAAAAGCAAGGCAGTTTTTAAGAGATAAAAACATCGATTGGGCTAATTTTGGAATTACCAATTTTTACCAAGCATTAGATTTGTTATTAGAATTTGAATCAGAATTATCTTATAAAGAAAATGAAGAAGAAACTAAGATTTCTTTTACAGTTTTTCAATCATTTATGAATAATAAACTGGAGGCCAAGATAACAAGCCAGGAGAATTTATTTGCAAATGAAACATTTCCTGTTATCGGTATAGATCAGGAAGGTGTGACCTGCGATGTATTGCATCATTTTGGAACTGAATCTTTTTTATTTGAAGAAGTTGAATTGATTGTAAAAGAAAAATAATCTCATATTCAAAAAAGAACCTATAAGTTTCATATTTTTATTAAATTGCAGCCTGAATGGGAATTAAGAAACAACCGGAATACGAATTACAAAAGGCCATTTGCCGGTATCTGGATGTTCAATATCCCAGGGCTATTTATTTAAGCGATACAGTGGCATCGGTCAAGTTGAAGATTCCACAACAAATGCGAAATAAAGCCATTCAGAAAAGCGGGGTGAAAATTCCCGATTTACTGATTCTGGAACCCAGGGGAGCATTCTCGGGTTTGTTCATTGAATTAAAAGTCGACACTCCTTTCAAGAAAAATGGAGAACTCAAAGCAGGTGATCATCTTGCCGGTCAGATGCAAACCATTAAAGACCTGAAACAGCGCGGCTATTACAGCTGCTTTAGTTGGGGTTTTGAAATGACAAGAACGCTCATTGACAGGTATTTTGCTTTGGCTGATAAAAATTAAATCGTGGGGTAGAGCAGTTGGTAGCTCGCTGGGCTCATAACCCGGAGGTCGCAAGTTCGAGTCTTGTCCCCGCCACAAACCAAATAGATGAAAGGAATGCATCAACCCGGTGTGGGGAAAACAGAAGTGCCTGTGAGTCTGTTTTCAAATTCTGTAGGCATATACAGTCTGAAACTATTGCAGGTGGGCAGCATTCCGATAGCAAAAATCGGGAAGCAATTATGCGGCTTCCCTTTTTAAAAACCAACAGGCGTTTTCATAACAAGTTACTTTTCTTTATAAGGGGTTATTTAGATAAAATTACTGTTGAAGCGCCTGTTTTTTTCTTATGGAAAAATTGATCAGTCTATACATAGATTCTCCCATCTGGGAAAATTCAATCGAGGTAGATGATTTTATAATAGCAGTAGGAAAAATAAAAAGTAACAGCGTGTACCATATCGCTGAAGTGAAATCCAAACAAAGTCCAAAGCATAAGAAACTCTGGAGGTATTATGTGAAATGCTATCGGAGTGATTTAATTACAGCGCTTAAAAGAGATCCCAACCAAAGATTAATTTCCATGCAATGGTATTCCAGAAATAAGAAAAATAATGTCTGAAAAATCTATTAAAATATTGGTAGTTGGAATGGGACCTGGTGACGGTGCTTATCATAGAGCTGCTCAAAGATTGGCAGCATCTGGATTTCCAATGGACGATATAATTCTTGAACCCGCTACTCTTCCAATACCCGAACCAAAACCAAATACAACTTTATTCATTGATGAATGTTTACCATTCTCAAAAGAAAAGTTTGACCAACTACAACCTGAACGCTCCAAATATCATAAGTAACTATGGCTTTCGAAGAAGGAAATACCTACTACCAGATTCGTTCCAAGCACGGGAGAGATACCGAATACACTCCCGACACCCTTCTTGAAAAAGCCAATGAATATTTCCAATGGGTCCTCGATAACCCGCTCCAGGAAGAACAGATTATAAAAGGCCGGTGGACTGAAGAGAAATCGCAAAAGGTTCCCGATGGAAAAGGAGGCTTCAAAATGATGAAGCTTAAAACCACTCATCCCTATGCCCGTGTCAAAGTTCCTAAAATGAGACCCTTCACTTTGGAAGGATTCTGTAATTATGCAGAGATTGTGGTAAACACCTTTAAAAACTACGAAAAGAAGGAAATTGATCCGGATTCTTCTGAAGAAGAGCAACAAGAAGTACGTGATTTTTTGACGGTCACACGTGCGATAAGGCAGATAATAGACAATCAGCAATTCGAAGGAGCTGCTTCAGGATTCCTGAATCACAATATCATAGCCCGTAAACTTGGTCTTTCCGATCATAAGATTCTTGCCGGTGATCCAGAGAAACCCCTTGGCATTCCGAAACAAACCATAGTGATCAAAGAACGAACGCTGGAAGAAGAATAACGATTGCCTATGGAAGCGGTCAAAGAACTTGAACTTTCAACTCCCCAGGTAAGAGTTATCAACAGCCGAAACCCCCTTACCCTTTTCATGGCCGGTCAGCGATCGGGAAAAACCTTTCTTATTGGTTTTAAGAGCGGACGTTATATTTCCAATGCTCCGAAGATCGCGGGAATGATTGCCGCCAATACCGAAAAACAGCTTACCCAAACCACCATTCGCGAAGTCAAAAAAGCCTGGAAGAAGATCTATGGTTTTACCGAATACGATCCTAAAGCCAATCCGCATGGTGATTACGTGGTGAACATCAAGCCCCCTGAGCATTTTACCAAGTTTGAAAAGTTTGATAATTATTACGGGATCATCAGCTTTATAAACGGCGGGATCATCTTCGTGGCCTCTTTGGAAAACTACATCGCTCATGACGGTAAAGACATAGGCTGGGCAGAACTTGATGAAACCAAAGATACCCGGGAAGAAGCGTTAAAGGCCGTTATTTTCGCGAGGCTTTCACAGCCGGGATTGCTCTATCATAAAGAAACCTTAGAGATCGCTTATGTGGAAGATGTGGAAGATCCTGATGAGTATGTGAACTACAACCCGTGTTGCATCAATACTTCCCCGGCAATCGGGGTGGTGAAATGGCTTACCGATATGTTTGACCTGGAAGAAGTGGCAGAAGACATTTTAAAGGCCCTTACCAGCAACGCGCACCTGTATTACGATCAGAGCGAAGAGCATACCATTGTGATTTCTTCTACGCATCACAATGCGCATAACCTCTCCCCCGGTTATATTCAGAACAGGACCGCAAAACTATCGGAAGGCGAGGCTTTGAAATTCATTTACGGATATCCCTTTGCCAGAACAGGTGATAGTTTTTATATGCATTTCTCCAAGTTTAAGCATGTCAAGCCGGTATTCTTTGAAAAAGACCTGGCTATTCACATTACTTTCGACTTTAACGTGAAGCCTTACATGACTTTGGAGTGTGCCCAGGTGGTGATCGATGACCGTGCCAAGACATTCACTATCCAGTTTTTTAAAGAATATTGTCCCTCTTCTCCCAACAATTCAACAGGAGCGGTTTGTAAGATGTTTTTAGATGATTTTATACTGTTTAATCCGATGATTTTCTTTTACGGCGATGCTTCCGGAGATTACCGTCAGGCAGGATCGGGGGATTATACGCAGTTCGATACCGTGCGGGACGAACTTAGAATGTTTATCAATAGAAGCTCCGACCGGGTACCCAAGAAGAATAAGAACGTGCTGAACCGTCGGGATTTTATAAGCCGAATCCTGGAAGAAAAAATGATCATTGATTACATGGGCCAGGAATACAAGGTTATTCTCGTTATCGATCCGTCCTGTGAAGAACTGATCCATGACATGACCTGGCTTAAGGAAGGAATTGACGGCAAGCTGAAGAAAAAAGTAAAGGACCCCGAGACCGGAGTGATCTATGAAGAGCTGGGGCATACCTCTGATGCGTTAGAATATCTGGTTTGCGAACTCCTTGAAGATTACTATGATAAATAAAAACGAACCTATAAGATTCTTTTTATAAATTTGTGAAAACTCGCTCCCATGGACTTACAGGCAATTATTCAAAAAAACATCGAGAAAGGCACTCGTCATAAGCATTACGATAAAGTGACCAACCTCGCCGAAATGTACGAGGCTTTCATCATGAACGAGCCTTACGAAGACAAAGACGGCAAACAGGTTTACCCCCTCAATAAATATCTCAGGCAGTTTGTAAGACGCGAAGATGATGAGCTCTTCGAACAGCGTATAAAGATCACCAAACATTACGCACCCAGTATCTGTTCCGCGCTTATGAAACCTTTTAACAAGGTGGTCCGTTCAAACCGGGTGGTGAAACTTATCGATCACAAAGATGATGCGGTAATCAAAGACATGGAAGAGGCGATGAATAAGTTTTACGGGGAAGCTGATAACAGTGGGTTTGATCAGTTTTTAAGGGAGCGTTATTTTCCGCTGGTTTTTACCGATCCGAATGCCTGGGTTTGGGTAGCCTTTGAAAAGTTTGATGCCAATAAAGAAAAACCGTACACCTTCCCGGTGGAGTATTCTTCAAAGGCCGTCATCAATTATTCTGTAGATCATGACTACACCGAATGGGTGCTGGTGAAGCTGAGCTATTCATATATAGCTAAAAATGATGCTGAAAAGACATCCGATCGTTATATCATTTTCGGTGAAGATGTGGCTTATGAATACAAACTCATCCCGGATGATATCAAGGAAAGTGAAACTTTTGTAAAGCCAGATGATACCCTTTGGATCACTGAAAAAGACAAAAAGAAATTCGTAGTCTACAATTACGAACACAAAAGCGGACGGGTGCCCCTGATGCGTGTTGGTTATCGAAGAGATCTTTCCACAAAATCGGAGACCTTTGTCAATCCATTTCATTATGAAGCCCTTCCTACCCTTCAGGAACTTGTAAAAGTAACCTCAGAGCTGCAGTTATCGATTACCCTTCATGCTTTCCCCAAACAGGTTATTTATACCGAAGAGTGTGATGCCAAGGGATGTAACGGCGGCCTGATGATGGACGGGAAAACAGAATGCCAGGTGTGTAACGGTACCGGGAAGAAATTCCATACCACCGCTGCAGATATTCTTCGCATTCCGTTACCAAAGAGCAAGAACATGGATCAGGTGATCGATGCCAATAAATTGTCGGCTTATATCGATTTCCCCGGAGGCGTTCTTGAGTTCTTGGATGAGTATGTCGATAAGCTGAAAAAAGAGATCGTTCGCATGGTCTTCAATTCGGAAACCATTTTGCAGACACAATATGCCAAAACAGCCACCGAAGCCGATATTGATGTCGATTCGATCTACGACACCCTCCACCCTTTCGCTGAAAAGTATTCCGAGCTCTGGATGTTCTTTGGGAAGCTCACCGCATTGTACAGGTCCCATAAAGATGTGACCATTTACCACAAGTTTAACTCCGATTACAAGTTCAAATCTTTAAAACAATTGCTGGAAGAGCTGAAGAGCGCATCTGATAGCAACGCTCCTTCTTACATCCGGGAATCCATCAACAATGATATAACCGATATCATGTATGCCGATGATCCCGCCGAACTTTCCAAACTAAAGATCAAGAATAAGCATTTCCCCTTCCCCGGTAAAACCGATATCGAAATTCAGAATATCATTTTAAACAATCTGGCTACCAGGCACCACCAGGTACTCTATGCGAATTTCGATAACATCTTTGACCAGATAGAAATAGAGCATAAGGATTTTTACAATCTGGCCTATGTGAAGCAGAAAGATATCGTGAAGAAGATCGTCGATGCTATTATCGAAGAACTCACTCCCACCACTGCAAGTTTTAACTTAAACAATCCTACCGATGTTTGATGATCACGCCAAAATAGACGAACCCACCGAGGAAGTCAGAAAAAAAGAAGTCGAAAAGAAACAAAAGCTTTTAGGCTCGAAGAAAGTTCATAAAGGCCATACCCTCTATGAGATCAATTTAAAAGAACATACCATAGTAGAGGCCACATTTGAAAAGGAGGTAGCCGATTATGAAAAAGAAGCCAAACCGGTTAAAAAGCAGCTTGGCATCGTGCAATTCAAAGACGGGCACCGAAAGGTAATGATTGATAACTTCGACAGGATCTCGAAAAAAGTAATCAAGAAACCAAACTGTATTTATATCTCAGCACTCAATAAGAAGAATCTGAAAAAGAAACTGATTCAAAGGGGTGTGATTAAAATTGTGAAGAAATGATCCAAGATCCAAACCCTCAGAAGCTGGAAGTAATTTTGGAAAGACCGCCCAAAGTAAAAATAATGAGTTTCCATTATTCTGAAAACAGCTATGTGAATTATGGCAGGCGATGGACCGCTCATAGCCTTATTGAGCATAGCAAGAAATACCCGGTATTTTATTTGCCATTGGCCGGTCTTCACATCGGAGGGTACCCCTGGGGAAATTCTTCAATAGATAATTTCATTTACCATTCAAAGCGTGTACAGAATGCAAACCTGGACAATCCGATCATTTTAGATGATATGGGCCAGATTGCAGATGGGTGGCACCGGGTTGTGAAGGCTATTCTGGAAGGAAAAGAAACAGTCAAAGCAATCAGGCTGGAAGATATGCCGGAACCGGATGAATTTTTAAAAGAGGAATGAAAGAATGACTCCCGAAGAAATCCAAAGACTATCCTACCAGAAGGCTGTAAAGCTGGAAAAACTCATCGATGAAGTTGAAAAACGCATCGACAAGGCTTCTACGCAGCTTTCAAAGATCATGCTTAAACATTTTCTTCAAAAGCTCACCATTGAACAGGGGAAGGTCATCGCTCAATTCAACCAGCAAACGGTTTTATTATTCAATAAGGCTTTTAAAATCTACCAGGAAACCACCAAAGCCAGCCTTGTAAAATACATCGTAGGGGATATCAATACCATCCTGAACGAGAACGACAATTACTATCGAAAGACAGCCCCCGGTTATGATATCGATAAATCGGACATGAAAGCCCTGCTCGATAGAAGGCTGGGCATTGCCAAAGACGGAACCCTTCTTAAAAACGGGTATATGAGCGGCTTGCTGGATGACTCTGCTATTCGTGCTGAAGTGCAGCGTTTTGTATTTAAGGAAATATTCAAAGCCAGCGGATTTGAGGCTTTTAAGGAAGGGTTACGGCAATTTATTGAAGGAGAAAAGGGAAAATACGGGGCCTTTCAAAGATATTACAGGGGATTTAGTTATGATGCCTATGCACAACTAAATTCTTTTACCTCTGGGGAATATGCGAACCGGTTAGGAATGCATCATTTTATCTACAACGGCGGACTTATTGAAACCTCCCGCAAATTCTGTATTGAACGAAACGGGAATGTTTATAGCACTGAGGAAGCCGAAGAATGGAAAAATGACAAAGACCTGGAGGCCATTGAAAGCAGGGAAAGCTATAACTGGCTTATTGATCGTGGAGGTTATAACTGTAGACACAGTATAGATTTTATTGCGCCTGAAATAGCCTATGCGCTAAGGCCGGAACTTAAAGATGAGTAATCATTAAACTATGAAATAGTGGCTTTTAAAATCACAATAGATTTAGGAAAACTACGAATTGAATTAAATGGAGCTGGAACTATAAAAGGGAGGGAAGATTGGACTGTTGGTCTAATTCCTCAGCTATGGTTTGGTTGGCAAAATTATAGCTATTGCAAAGCTATTGATTTATCTACAGGCTGGTTGTTTTGGTGGGTATCTATTAGTATTGAAAAGAAATAAAAAAAGAGAGCAGCAGGAATCGAACCTGCACCGTCACCAAGACTTAAAAGGATTTGAACCTTTGGCGGAAAGCTATCCCGGCACTACCAATGTGCGTTAACTCTCTAATTACAAATTTAATAAAAAAACCGGAGCGTTAACCCCGGTTCATTTTGAATTTAAAGTTTAGACTATGCGAAAATCTATAAACAACTTCGACTTCTAAAATACAAATTTTTTAAAAAAAGAACCTAATTGTTTCTTTTTTATATATTTGTAATACTCAGGAGCTTGGTCAGGCTCAACAATTTGACAACAAAACATACTGCCGCCTGGCAGATCACTTATTGTTTAATTGTAATTCTCCATAGCAATGGCCAAGAAAACCAATTCTAAAGACACCGTTAAGATCAAAAGGGGTGCACAAGAAAAAACCATTTCCAAAGCCCAGTGGGATTTGATGAAAAAAGAAAAAGCTACTTACGGGTGGATGCTCGCCTCTGAGGTCCCCGATGATGTGAAAACCGTAGAGCAGCAAATGGAGCTTTCCCAGGTTCAGGACCTTACCAAGAAACTGGAGGCTGCTAATTCTGAAAAAGCAGAGCTCCAAAAAACCGTAGAGGCTCAAGAAGCCACTATCGAAGACCTTACCAAGAAACTGGAGGCTGCTAATACCGCCGATTCTAAAGGAGCTGATGATAAAGCCCCTGCCAAGAAAGCTGATTCCGGTAAAAAATAGCAGCCATGGCAAAAGCAAATCTTATTAACCGCAATACAGGAAAAGAAGTCGAGGCTTCCGATCCTGATGCTGTGATCAAAAGGTTTCCTAAAACCTTCACTAAGAAACCGGCTACCCAGCTGAATGCTGATGTAAAGCAGGCCGAAAAATCCATTTTAGATAAGAATATCGGTGAACTGGAAGTGAACCTATCCAAAGAAAGCGATGTTTCAAAACTGGAGAAATTGCTTCAGGATGAAAAGGCAGGGAAAGACCGCGAAGGTGCAAAAGAGGCTATCAGCAACCGTATAGCTTCATTGAAAGAAGACAAATCTACTACTAACAAGACCACCGGCTCTAAAAAGGCCTAAGTCTATAAACTCGTTTTAAATGTCATACACAGCTTTAAGACAAACATTGGCGGAAGGGCTTCGAACCGCATACCAACTCGAAGAGGACGACATTGCAACCATTCTACCTGAAGAAGAAGATAAGTTCAATGGAGAAGAATTCAATAAACAGTTTCTTCAATTTGACCGTGACCGCATCCAGAAGATCAATCAAAAAGGCAAGGAAAAATTCGAACAGGGTTATTCCAAAGCCAAGAAAGAAGTCCTGGATCAATTAGAAACAGAAGCCCGCGAACGTTTCGGCGTAGAAGATGATGAATTGAGAGGCATTGATCTTATAGATCACATTGTCGAGATCAATTCTAAAAAATCAAAAGCCGATCCTACCAAGCTAACTGAAGAGCAGATCAAATCGCATCCTTCAGTGATCAAGCTTCTAAACGAAAAGGAGAAATCCTTTAAAACACGGGAAGAAGAACTGAAGACTGAATACGATACCAAGCTGAACAACTTCCAGAAGGAACGCACTTTTAGCGCGGTCGAAAAGAAAGCACTGGCCATCTTTGACAAAATGAACCCGGTACTATCATCAGATCCTGAAAGAGCCGCAAACCAGAAGAGCATTTTAATTAATGATCTCAAGGGGCTTGACTACCAGGAAGACGGTGACACCTACATTCCTTTACAGGAAGGGAAAAGACTCGAAGATCCTCACGGTAACGGAGTAAGTTTTGAAAAGCTTGTTCAAAGCCGTGCCGCAAGATATTTCGACTTCAAAAAAGCCGAAGAACGTGACACGCCACCAGCCGGTGGAGGTGACGGTGGCGCAACCGGTTTCCCAAAGACGGAAGCCGAATATGCCAAGATCGTAAACGATCAAAACATTCCTTTGGAAGAACGTCTCGAAATCAAGAAGAAATGGAACGAAGCAAAGTCGCAGAGCTGATTGTTTAATTAAAAAACTGTAAAAAATGGCAGATTTAAGCCTATCAAAACATTGCGACATCAAACTGAAAGCCGAAGAGGTATGGGCAGACAGCCAGGGCCAGCGTGAAATGTACGAGGCCAAAGCAGATTCTATCAAAACCCTTTACGCCAAACAGGCTCCCAGAGTGAAGCTATTGACACAAATCGAGAACCCTGATCTGGAAGCAGACACGGTTAAAGTGGTTTGGATCGATAACTGTGATGATGCTTTGGATGCAACCTGTCAGGATGTTTGTGACTTTAACGGTACAGATAAGCCTCTGGCCTCTAAAGATTATACACTTACAAACTGTAAGTCAGCATCTTTTTCGATCGACGAAAACGATCTTCTTCGAAACAACTATACCCTCGAAGAGTATGCAGCTAAACAGCTGATGACCAAAATGAAATCTCTGGATCAATTCTTCAATATCCAATCATTGATTTTCCTAAGCGCTAATGCAGGATATAACAGTAACAGAACCATGAACGGTTCTACTGTTGATATTGCAGCCGCCAATTACACGGTTGATCTATTGGTGAAAATGGCTGTTGATGCAGAGTTAAACCAATTTAGCAGCCCATTCGTACTGGATGGAGGTTCTTTATTTGAAGAATTTCTAACCAAAACTTTAGAGAAAGGGAATAGCGATGGATCGGGTCCATTCAATAAGAAGAATTTGTTCGATACAAGTTTTGACTTGTTCGGATTTGCAGCTTCAGGAATTACTGATAGCTCCTTCTTAGTGAATCCTGGTGCCTATGCTTTTGCACACCGTAACTACAACACTGCACAGCCTATGGAATATAGAGCAAAAGGTGTTGATCAAATTCGTTACACCATCCCAAGTAATAACATTCCTGGTTTAAGCTATGACGTTTACTACGAAAAAGTATGTAGCGGTCATAGAACTAAGCATGTGTGGTATTTGGAGAAAAAATGGGGCTTTTTATTGAACCCTGTTGGATGTGATATCGATGTGAACGGTGATGGTTTAACTATCGAAAACAGAACTGGAATCCTGTCTTATACAAAAAACTAAATACCCCTAACTTATTAGGGGATTTTGACAGTGACTTCGACAGTGATTTCTTCTGACAATAAAATATGTTTCCAAAGGGTGGGTTTTTGCCCGCCCTTTTTTAAATCATAACACTATGAAAGAATGCCTCGAAGGACTTGTTGGACTTTCAAAATCAGATTGCCCCTGTTATACCATTGATGATCCCGCGGTAAAAGAAAGCACTATGGGGCTTTTTTTAGATGATCTGGAAGGAATTGACCTTGAAATAGTTCAGATCGCCCTTAAATGTGGTGAAGATCTTGTTGATAATTTCAATAACCTCTACAGCAAAGCTGCCTTTAAACTGGAAACCGATCTTCAGGTGGCCATTGCCGATAACTACCGCCAGAAATACAACCCCTATAACGGGCGCATAGGGGAAAAGAAATTTGATAAGCCTATTGCTGTTCAGCCGCTGGTAGGTTTAAAACTCGACACCAAATATGTAGAAGGCGCTTCCATCGTGATCAAGTCGGTTGATCTCTACTTCAATGCAGCCGGTACCATTACCTTGCAGGTATGGAAGAACGATGAGCACCTTACAGATTATGATGAAACGATCAATGTAGTTGACGGGAAAACCTCCCACAATTATACCACTCCGCTAAACCTTCCTATAGTGGAGAATTACGAAAAGAACGATTACTACTTTGTTTATGCACCGGGAGCTTTGCAACCCATGAACAATAAGTACAGCTGCGGATGCCAGGGCGTGGAAAGTGTACGCGGGAACTTTTTAAAACCTTATGGAGTTAAGGGGGCTGATTTCGATAGCCTTTCCATAGATAACACGTATGCCTTCGGAATCTCACTGAATGCGGTGATCAGCTGTAGCATCGATAGCCTGTTATGCGATTTCACCATTGATGATAAATTCTATCGCATGTTGGCTATTGCTCTATGGTATAAAATGGGGGAATTGCTCATTGAAGAGTTCTTTGGAAGCAGGGAAATTAGTTTCGATGCTTTTTCAAACAGGGAATTCATGGATAAGCAACGCTACCGCTTTAGAGCCAATTGTAAGAACTCTATCGACTGGATGGCAGAGAATAGCGCGATCTATCAAAGCAATTGCTTTATCTGTAACCCGCAAACACGGGCTACGATGGGAAAAATATTGACATAATATCCTTACGAATGAAAGAGTCCTTAGTTGTCGCTAATGTAGGCCGTAATGATGCGCAAGTCAGTTCAGGTTCGTAAGGGGGTTCGGATTTTACCTATTCATATCACCTGTAAATCATTACAAGACTGACATTCCGGAAAGACGGAATTTTTTAAAAGAAAAAGATGACACCTGAAGAATTCCGTAACAACTTAGACCGGGCCATTGATAAGACCGCCGAGGAAATGAAGGAGGTGATGCAAGTAGCAGCAGTCAGTGCTAAAAATATCCTCAAAACAAGAATTCAGAATAAAGGATTGAACAGGCAATATTCACGCAACCCGCTTCCTATTTTCTTCTTTAACGGGAGGGCTTTAAATGCAGGAGGACGCGCTTTGCTTCAGAAGAAAAAGAAACTTGGCGAGGGCATTTCTTATGAAGAATGGAGAAAAGCACAGGGATTGCCGGTAGATAAAGTGAATTTAACTTATACCGGAAAAATGTTTGGAGGATGGAATCAACCTGGTTCTGAAAGAAAAGGTTTAGTTATACGAGGTTTTGTAGGTGGCATTAATAAAGAAGTCCGGGATAAGCTGAAATGGAATAAATCAAGATTTCCAGATTTTGACAAACCAACTCCGGAAGAAAAGAAGTTCATTAAAGAAAATCTGGTAGCGCCAAGGCTTAAGGAACTATTACAAAAAAACCTTTTTAACAGATGACCTCAGAGATAGCTAATATTTTAAAAACCCGACTATCCAACATCGATAACGGGCTGGATAACCAGGGAGCGCCGCTTCCTAACGGACTTTTATTTATTGATAAAATGGCCGGGCTGATACAAACAGCTGAGAAAGCCCAACCCTCGGTGGTTGAAGGGGCTTTTGTGGTGAGTAAATTCCCAATCAGCATCGACTCCAGTTATGAAGATTGCATCAATAAAGGTCTGTACAAAGAACTGGTACCACATTCCAAGTTAAAAGGAATTCTGTATTTCGAGAGCATGGGTACGATGCCCCTTGGACTGGATCACGGTAATTTTAAATATGCTGTCAAACTTCGCCTGGTATGCTGGATCAATAATAAACTTATTCAGGGAGATAACACCATGAGCATTGCCCATAAGCTCATCACTACCATTCGGAATAGTCTTGAAAAAGGTTCTTTCAGTTCCGGGGCCTTTAACCGTATCACCTGCAGGGCTTCTAATTTTATCGATAGCGATTATAGTTTGTTTAGCCGGTATACTTACCCGGTTGAAATTTACAAATATCTCATGTACCCATACGAGGCATTCGGTATCGATTACACCATTGAATTTACGATCGCTAATTCCTGTATACAAGAACTTCAAATAACCGCTGCACAATGCTAATATTTATTTTTCACGCCGTTTTGATCGCTGTTCTAAGCTGGTGTTACCATACTATTTTAAAAGACTTTCTGCTATCGAAGTGGTTTTCATTCGGGTGGCAGCATTTCGGAAAATACGAAGGCACCTGGAAAGAATATATCTATAAACCGGTTTGGGGATGCCAGTATTGCACCTCCGGACAGTTAGCCTTATGGCTTTATATTTTTATCTACTGGTGCAATTACGATCTCTATTACCATATAATGTTCATTGCATTTACCATTTTTATCACCAAAGTTATTTTTTCATGGATAGAATCTCCACAATAGAACCTAAAATAGGCTTTACTTTTAAGGCGAATAAGGTTAATTATGTCATAGAAGACCGGCTCTCTATTGCCCGGGCCATTGAAGCCAATAAACTGGAGCTGGATCTTTTTGATATCAGCACTTCCACTTTAAAGAAAAGCCTGATTGCCGTTTATAATGATCTCAACGGAAATAATAAGGAAAGGGCGGTAAAGTTTGCCGATGCCGCGGCGAAGGTTCACAACCTGGTAAACGGTCTGGAAAAGAATCTGAAATTTCAGGAAGCCCCGGTATTGCGCTATTGCGCATTATATATCAATGCCGAAGGGGAAGATCGCAGGACGATCGATGAAGAAAGGATCACAAAAAAGATCAATGACTGGCAGGAAGGGGGATATGACTTTCAGGGTTTTTTTTTGTTAGTTCTGAGTGTGCTGCCAAGCGTTCGCAAAGATTACATCAGGTTCATTCAGGATATTTCAAAAGAATCGCAGCCAAAGGAAAGTCCAAAGAAAGAGGCGTAGTTTACACCGACATTGAAAAGATCAGGATCGAAAAAGAATGGTCTTCCATGCTCTACCAGATGACCAAAGGGGATATCACGCAATACGAAACTTTGAAAGGCATGTGGGAAGAAGAGTTTTACCACGTGATCCAGAACCATGAAAAACGGGCTGAGTTTGAGGCTAAATATCCACGCATGGGTATTTTTTAATATATTTGAATAACCTTCACAGGAGCCTTCCCGTGGCTCAAAAATAACGGTAACCACTTCAAAACTACCGTTATGCCTAATACTGATGATGAAATCTATTTCAAAGCGGCGCTCGATCTCGGGAATTTAAAACCGCAGATGCTTGACCTTACCAAGTTCTGGGATAAGCATAATGAAGACATTGCCAAAGCCGAGAAAGCCTATAAAGACTACGCCAAAACCACTGAGACCGCTTACAATAAAGTCAATCAGAAAATAAAAGATAACATTACCCAGGTAGTTAATGAAGGGAAAAGCGTCCAGCAATTAGAAAAACAATTCAAGTCACTGGCCAGTCAGACAAAGAATTCTTTTGATGATAAAGACCTGAAAAAATTCAACCAGGCTTTAAAGGAAATAGGAAAAAATCAAGGGTTTAATATTGATTTTAACCTGAGTCTTGATGATATTGATTATCTCACCGAAAAACTTAAAAACGCCCAGGATGAATTTGAAGCTACCGAGGTAGTGGCTAAGTTTTTTGAGGATAAAATAAAAGACACCAACCTCGATGAATACGGTAATAAATTTCAGGAGACCACCCAAAAGATCGCAGGTACCAGAAAGGAACTCGAAGATGCTCAAAAATATCTGGATAGAGTCAATCAGGCAGTTGCGGAATACCAGAACAGGCCGGTATCTCAAAAATCAGCCGGGACCTTTGTTGACCTTCAGAAAGAGCAATCAGCAGCCAAAGAAAAAGTAAACGAGCTTACCGTTGCTCTGGCTGAACAGGAACAGGAATTCAAGAAAAACAGCGAATCTTCTTCACGACTAAGTACCGATCTTCGAAAGATAAAAGATGAACTGGCTAAGTTGGAACTGGAAGGAAAAAGAGGATCTAGCCGTTGGGAAGAATTAAGGGGTAAAGCCGAAGCCTATCAACAGGCCTTAAATGACACCAATGAAGAAATAAAAGATATCTCCAGCAATACTGAAGGGCTGGATCAATTGATCGGTTCATTTTCGGCACTGGTAGGAGTGTTTTCTGCTATTCAGGGTGCCGAGGCCTTATTTGGTTCTCAAAATGAAGATCTTAAAGAGGCACTGATCAAACTAAACGGGGCCATTGCTTTATTAAATGGCTTGCAGGCAGTACAGGCCGAACTTGCCAAAAAAAGTGCGCTATCTACCCGTGTACTCATCTATTTACGGGAACAATATACCATTGCCACCAATGCTAGTGCCACTGCCACGGCAAGGCTTAGTGCGGCTTTAAAACTATCTGGAATAGGATTGCTCATAGGAGGTATTGCTGCCGCTGTATATTATTGGGAAGATATCGCTAAGGCTATTGGAATTACCAGCGAGAAAGCCAAGCAAATGAACGAGATCAATAAAGCAGCGAATGATCTCTATGGGGAGCAAATAGCGGAACTTAAGTTATTAACAGACCAGGTTAATAAACATAACCTTACTACGAAAGAACAGGATGAGGCGGTTAAAAAATTTAACGAAACCCAGGGAAAAACGCTGGGTAACGTTAAGGATTATAAGGAGCTTGAAAAGAAACTGATTGAACAGGGACCCAAATATATTACTTATTTAGAGAATAAGGCCCGCGCCGAAGCCGCCTATCAACTGGCCGTTCAAAAAACAAAAGATGCCCTTGAAAAAAGAAACAGCCTAGAAGAAACCCCGGAAGATTACCTGACCTCCTTCTTTTCTTCAGCGGTCAATAAATTCCGAAAAGATAAAGGCAATGTAACCATTGAAGAAGCTGCGAGGCAGCGAAATACCAAAGCAGCGGATGAATTGGATGCCGAGGCAAAAGCCGCCTTTGATTCTTTCCAGAAATTCAGGGACCAGGCTCAAAAAGATTATGAAGAACTTGGGATCACTATTGATGAAACTAACAAAAAACTGGAAGATAGTTTAAAGAAGCTCGCATCATTATTTGAAGAACTTATCAAAAGGGAACGTGACGTCAAAACTTCTCTAATTGAAAATGATCGTGAGCGCGAAAAACAAATTTTAAAGGACCAGTTCCAGGATCAAAAAGAATCCTATGCTAAACAGATAGAAAGCCTTGAACTTTCGCAGGAAAAGAAACTGGAACTGATCAAGGAATTCAATAAACTTTACAATGAGGAAACCGGCATAGCCTATGAAGATTTGAATAAACGTCTCAAAGCCATTGATGATAAATACAATGATCAGCTGGAGAAAGTAAAACTCAATGCGCTCAATGCCATCAATGAGGTGATACTTTCTGATGAAGATCGGCAGCGTAAAGCAATCCAGGAGAAATGGGACAATATCCGGAAGGAATTAAAAGACCAGATTGATCAGACCAATGACGAGTTGAAGAAAAAAGAGCTGCAGGCCGTATTACTTCGAGTCGATAACGTACAGGAACAGGAGACCAATACGTTCGATCTAAACCGGGGGCTGGATCGTATTGAAAGGGAAAGAAAAACTGCTGAGGCCATTTTAAAAATATACCAGGCCAACAATAAAGATCTTGTTCAGAATGAAAGCGTAAAGGAACTCCAGTTATTAAAACTTCAGGAAGATTATCTCAACCAGACACTATCTCTTTATAAGGAGAGCCTTAAAGACATAGGAGATCAGTCGCTTTTTGATGAGCTAATCGGACACTTATTTACAGATTCCGATCCCAGAATTTTAGAAGAGGTAGCTAGAAAACTCAAAGAAACCTTCGGAGAAGAAGTCGCGAATCAGATTCTGGAAACTGTTCAGGCTCTTAAGGGTATTAAAAAGGAACTGAATGAATTCAAGGAGCTTTCCCCTTTTGAAAAGCTAATCGATGATTTTGAAAAGTGGACAAAATCTGTAGAAAGTTTTGCAAGACAGTTAGCGGAAAGTCTTGGGCTTGAAGGTGGTGCCGCTGAAGAATTTGCCGATGGTGTAGCCACGGCTATAAAAACCACCTATGATTCACTGGCTACTATTTTCAATGCTGAAATAAGTCAGCATCAGGATAGAGTCCGGTCCCTTGAAGATGCTATTGACGGAGTGGAAAATCAACTAGACCGGGAACGAGAACTTTATGAAGAGGGTTATGCAAATAATTATGAGCAACGTCAGGCCGATCTTGAAAACTTAAAACAGCAAAAGAAGCAGGAAGAAGAAGAACTACGAAAAGCTCAGAAGCGTAAGGCAGCACTCGCAAAAGCCGAGTTTCTTATCGATACCGTTAGTCAGTTAAACAACCTGGTAACCGCCTCTTCCAATATTTTCAAATGGGCATCTAAAATTCCATTTGTCGGGGTTCCACTGGCAATCGGACTCATCGCTACCATGCTGGGAGCTTTCTCTATTGCTAAGGTGAAAGCTTTTCAGGCAATAGGAAATGTACCTACTTATAGAAAAGGACTTCAAAGAGGAAAAGTTCACCTGTCAGGTCCTACTCATGAAGAAGAGGGGTTCGGGGTGTATAATTCCAAAACAGGAGAAAAAGTTTCTGAAGTAGAAAACGGGGAAGATCTCTATGCCCTCAATCCCAAACAGCAAAGGGCCTATGATCATTTATTAAAAGCCATGATCTCAGACAGCCGCGGCGAAAAGGACCTGGAAACCTCCATTCGCAACCACTACGATATGCCTAAAATGGGACAGAAAACAATCCAGATCGTGGAACGGGTCAATAAAGTGTATGTCGATGCTCAGAATGCCAAACGCGATGCTGCGGAACAGGATATTTCGGTTTTAAAAGAAATAAAAGATTTCAAGGAAACTTTTAAAAATGAATTCGAAGGTTATAAGAAAGAGCGGGATCAGGAAATAAAGACCTGGCAAACCCCGGAATATTTCTATGTCAAGCAGGGGAATACAGTTAAGAAATATAGGAAAAAGTCATGAGGTATGAAGTAGAAAATACCGACGGAGTACGTGAAGTTTCCCCGCTCATGGGGAAAGACAACAATATTTCCTATACCCGGGATAATGAACGCCGTTATGATTTTAAAAAAGAGATCAAGGAAATAACTTTTCAGGGCGATGACTTTAAATATTTCCTATCTATCGAACAGGGTGATGACCGTTGCAAGCTTCACACTTTCCGTATTTATAACGACTGCCAGTCGCAGCTTCCCGACGATTTAAAATTTACCGGCACTTTCTCCAGCAGCGACGGCAAATGGGATATTGACCGATGCACCGTAAAATTCAAGGTGAAGAACCTGGATGACTATACCTGCATGGACGATTCTGATGATGATATCAACCTCTTTGATCTCGGTCTGGATACTTACAGCGTAGATATGGGCATTACCATTGGTTATGTTTACGATACCGAAGAGCGGGTTGGGGACACTTATTTCTATAAAGACATTATCATGTATCTTATTTGTCCCTGTGATTATGATCCCGGGGATGCGTGGACATTGTTCGATGCCTGTGACGGTACCACAAAAAGATATATACGGGAAATACCGCAACTCAATAACGGCGGTAAGATCGTTTATGATTCCAATTTCCACCAGATCGATAACGGTTTTGACCTTAAAGAAGCATTGCAGGCTTTACTTGATGAAACCTGTGGAGGTGGTACTACCATCGTTTCAGAATTCTTTCAGTGGAATGCCCCCTACCCTTCCGATATTAATTACGTCACCGGCGAACTGAATAAGTATAAATTCATCAGGCTTTTCCAGAAGTCAGATGTAAAACGTCCCAATGTATCCAATAATGCCACGAAAGCCGAAACCACTTTTAAGAAACTACTGGAAGCGGTTTGCAAAACCTACAATTTAGGGTATCAAAACAGGGACGGTGAATTTCGCATAGAGCACATCAGCTGGTTTGAAAAGAATTTAGGGATTGATTTCACCAAATCCAAAAAGAACGAATTCAGGCTGAAGGGAACCCGGAAATACAGCTATGATGCCCAAAAGCTACCCAAGTTTGAAAAGTTCTCATTTATGGAAGCCGGTTCCGCTGATTTTGTGGGTGCCGATATCTGGTATGATTCCAATTGCGTGAACAATGACGAGGAAAACAAAAGCGAAAATTCAACAGAGATAATCACAACCGATGTGATGTACTGCATCGAGAACGGGGATAGCGAAAGCGAGAATGTTTCAGATGACGGTTTTGTGCTGATTGCCTGTGATGAGGAAGGAAACATTCTTTATGAGCCTGGTATTCTTGACAGTGCAGCCATTATTAATAACACGCTAAGCTGGGCTCATTTGCACCGGGATTTATGGAAGCATGGCCGGGTACTCGAAGAAGGTTATCTCAATAACGAACTAACTGAATTCGCATCTACGGTACCTACCATTAAGCAGGATAAATTCAACGTATTATTGGAATGCTTTCAAATAAGAAGCTTTGAGCCATTAGACCAGTTGCGATCTACTTTAGGCTGGGGATTTATCCAGGCTGCTGAACTCAGCCTGATCGATTGTACCCTGACCATAGATATGAACCTTGAAAAGATAGTTTCCAAAAACCCTGAAGATGTGTTTGGAGATTTCGATAGTGATTTTGATCCTGATTTTGACTAAAAAATAAAAAGATGAGCTTTTACAATACCACCAAAAACCCGTTTCCATTCTATCCGCTGGAAGGTACCGTTTGGACCAATACCAAACCCCTGTGGTTTCGAAACAATTGTAAGTTTCAATACCAAAAGCATATCATTTTCCACGGGAAAAGATATTTTCAGCTACGGGTAAGCGATAACCTGCAGATGCAAGGTGATATTACTTCCGTCGTGCTTCGCCGGGTTTCCGATAATGTGGTAATGGCTGCTGATAATTCACATACGCTATACGTCGATAACAAGCTCAATAGAAAATATGTCGTTATTGAAATGGATATTCCTTCCGGGTATATCGATGCCGATTACTACGTGGCTGTGGAGACTGATTATGGATATTATTATTCAGAACCTTTTTGTGTGAAGAATCCGGATACTGATCTTATAGGAATCACCTGGGCCTCTTCGAAAGGTAAAGTCGGGGATATGGTCTATCCTGAAAACTTCCGGCATTTTGTGAATATCGAGGCGAATATCCTCCCCGGGGAATATCAGATCGAAGAAGACACGAGTGAAAATGGCTTTGGTGAAGAGATTCCCGATCTGCAGGTGCTCCGGCAGCCCTATACTTTTTCCTTCATGGCTCCTAATTTTTTAGCCCAGGCATTCTCGGCGTTGCGGCTTCATGATAAAATTCAAATTCTGAACAGGCCTAAAGGAGATTATGACGAGGCCTTTGATGAGAATATCAAGAATGTACAGGTAACCATTACTTCTGAAGAAGACGGTTGCTTTTCGTTGGTCGAAGTATCTTACCAGGAAGAAACTATTATAACTACCGCTTGCGAAGATGAGATTCTACCGGCTAATAATCCGCCACAGGCTGATATTGTATGGAACGATACCCAAACTACCGAAGACAGGGTGTGTAATGTACAGGAGACCTGCCAGCAAACTGTCTTAATTACCGAGTTTACCTACGATCCTGATGATAATATGGACCATACCGAATGGGAAAGAAGTTCTGATTACGGGGCTACCTGGGTAAGCCTTGGGAATAGCGTTGGAGATACTAAAATATTTAATGAACCAACCGAGGGGCATTACTGGTATCGATTAAAAGCCATAGATACATACGGGGCCATAGGATATTCTAATATTCTCAAATATGAGGTTTATGACTACGCTTCTTTCAGCAACTTAGCTACCAGTGCAATTCGTACCTGTGAATTGCTCGGGGATGCCAAAGATTTTGACATTGTTGGTGATGTGAGTCAGAATGCAAAAATCCAGTTCAAGGTGCTCAGCACTTATGGCCGAGGCTTTTATTTGAAGCTTTATAACCGGGATGATGACAGTTTGTTATTAACCTGGTTTGGCGGTCCTGCCGGAACCACTACCGATAAGATAGTAACCCTTGACGGGGCCGGGCTTGGAAGGTACCGGGTGGAAATGTGCCTGAACAGTTGTAATGGTGATATATATATACAATCTACCGTTGAGCTTCGACTCTATAAAGATGATAATACTACACTGGGAGACAGTCACTTCAATCTGGTAAAATTCTACCAGTGCTAAAATTTTATGAACCTATAAGTTTCTTTTTTGTATATTGCATGTGTGTATGACTTCAGGAGCCTTATCCACTCTAAACGGATAATCACTTCACAGAGACTCGTCCACTAACGGACTTTCGCAGGAGGTATTGACACCTCAAAAACCTGTCATAATAAGCTAAAGTTTAATTTAAAACGCATTATTATGCCAAATGTTCAATGTAACGACACCGATGTGTTGTGCCCTGTGGATTGTGCAACGGCTGGAATACCTACCGTCAATTTTGATGACTGTTCTCCCGAGAATAACGAATCAGAGATTGAATGGATAGCTATTTCCCGTTCCGATTCCGACGACTTTGCAGATGTTGAGGATGCTACCGAATGGACTACCAGGATCGCTCAGACAGCCGCTGATCCGGCTCCAAGCCCTGATAACTCCATACGTATGATTCGCGTCATCGGTGATAAACCGGCACCCGAAGTTCAGAACAGAACAGTGTCCGGAGGTCGTCAAATCCAGACAGCCAAAAACCACACCCTGAATGTAGAGATCGATGAAACCAATAGTGATAACTATGAGTTTATCCGTTCTACTCAGTGTAACCCAACCTATAAGCTATGGTATATTACCAGAGCAGGTTTGGTGTATGGTGGTATTTGCGGCATCAAGGCACAAGCTATCTTCAACCTTATCCAGAACCGTGGTGATGGTGAGATTGAAAAATATGTTGGTACTGTCACCTGGAAAGATCGAATTGATCCACCACGCGCTAATTTCCCATTAGCAGGTGAAGTTAATTTCTAATTCACTTAATCTTTCCGGCAGATGACAATCGCTGATATCAAAGCAAAAATTACAGCCTGGATCAGGACTGGAATCCCCAACAATGTAAAGTCCTCTAACGTGAGGACTTTGCTTTCTTGGTTAGCCATTCGTGTAGATGTCCAGGAAACAGGCCGTTTAAGAATTATTAAAATATCTGGTAATACCTCCGAAGATCTTCAAAAAGGGGATAAAGTAACCGGAATTGTTGAAGACACCTTTATGTTCAACGGGGTATATCTGGGCGGGGACATTAACCTGCTTTCCAGTTATTCGGTAAACAACTACGCCACTATTGCCGACCTTTACCCTACCGATCGCTTACTGGAATCTTCCTATAAATGGAAGGAAAACTACACCTATACCGTTTTATGGGTCCGTTACGTAAAGAACGGGGTCATCAATCGCATCGATTTTAATCAGGATATTCCTTTGGATGCTCCCGATGCGCAAGACAGGATCGATAGAATTGTATTTAATATTGACACTCTTTCCCTTGAGGTGGTCAAAGGTGATCCTGCACCGGTACCAAGTCCTAAAGCTATAAATGAAAATCAAAAACAGATCACTTTCGTTCCGGTAAAAACTGGAACCACTCAGCCGGAAGGAGTGGGTGAAACGGTGGTTTATGCCGAGAATGCTCAGGAACTAGGCGGTGAATTTGATACCAGTGTTTCAGATGCTTCCATTGATCCTAATAACGCGGAAGATCCTGCAACCGGCTCTAAGGCTATCAAGTTCAACAATGTACCCAATCTGGCATACCTTGATCTTGATACAAGCACGGCTTTCAGCAATGCTGATGCCTCTCTTTTGGTGCTAAGCATTAAGTGTATCAACAATAAAAAACATAAACTGGCCATTGAGTTTAGAACTCAGGCCGGTACTTCATTAAGCTCTTTTAACCTTGAAGACGGTGTTCTTGGCTTTGACCGTTCCAATCTTACCGATTACCAGGTCATAGCCATTCCTCTGGATGGCCTCAGTATTACCAATTCAGACCGTATAAGAATTACCAATCTTACTACAGGCTCCAGCCTGTTTATTGATGACATTCTTATACAGAAAGGAACTCCTAACACTACCACCTCAGGCGCTTTTCTTCCTACCGGAGGTTTTGTTGGTACGGCCCAGGAATTAAAAGACCAAATAGATGCCATTGGAGCTAATCCAGGAGTAACTACCGTTACCGGTGACGGCGTGGATAATACCGATCCAGACAATCCGGTGCTTTCTTTTCCGAATGCTGATCAGGTAGATGACTCTTCAACTACAAATAAGTTTGTTACTCAGGCTGAGAAAGATAAGCTTGCCGCCATTAGCAACCCCATTCTTTTAAAAGGACAATGGGACCCGAATTCAGGTGCTTTTCCTTCGAACGTAAAAGCAGGATGGAGCTATATAGTTTCCGGTACCGCTACGGTAGACGGGATAGAATTTGGAATAAAAGACAGGATTATTGCCTTAGTAGATAATGCTTCCACAACCACCTATGCAGATAACTGGTTCCATGATGACTATAGTGATACGTCTTATCAATCTGAACTTACCACGGCAGGAACAAAGGCAACTCCTGTGGATGCCGATATTTTCGGGTATCTCAATTCTGCAGCTTCAAACATTCTGGTAAAGTTTACATGGGCAAACATAAAAACCGCTCTTGAAAACTTTTTCAATCCCAAATACCAGAAAATAAAAGCCGATTACGGAACGGTTCAGAATTTATTTGACAACCAAAGTGAGCAATTCACCAATGAGCAATATACCATATTAGACGCCACCGGATGGAATGACGGCACAACGACTATCACTTCAGGCTGGGCAACGGTAAAATACAATGGAGGCACAGCAGGTGATGAAAGTGATTATGATCTTAGGGAGTATGAGCAAGGTTTAGAATTTTCAGCAACCGCCAACCAATACGGACAGCACCCGGCTTTTTCAAGTCAGAACGAGGCTATTATTTGGCTTCTAGGAAACGCAGTTGGTGAAGCTCCTAATAATGCTCCTACTATTTCAGGAGTTCCCGATGTAACACAAACAGAAGGATATTCAAGTTTCACGGTTGATCTTTCTGCCTATTCTTCCGACCCTGACGGGGATGCCTTGACTTATGATGCAAGTTCAGCAGACACCAATTTAGCAACGGTAAGTGTTAGCGGTTCAATCCTAACAGTAACCGAAGTTGCAGGTTCAGGAACGGTAAATATTACGGTAACTGTTGATGATGGACTTGCAACCGGACAAGATGTGTTTTTGTTGACCGTAGATGCGGCAATAACAGGAACACAATTAAACACTCCTACAGGAATGACAGCACAATCTTCAGGGGGTGATGCAATAGATATATTCTGGAACGATACAAATTCATAAAATGGCACAAGAAACAAATATATTATTACAGGTAAGTGATGACGGCTTAAGCTGGTCTGATCTGGTTACCCTTACTAATGGTTCTGTATCTCATAGACATGAAGGGTTAGCACTTGGAACTACTAGGTATTACAGAACTATTGCAAAGGGTGACGGGGTAAATACTTTAGACAGCCCACCTTCAGCATCCGTAAGTGTGGCTTCTGGATTTGTACAACGGTATCAAGATGTTTTAGATTACGCCAATGCCAACGCCATAGGAACACCGTCATTCACGCAAAACCTGATTAATGACCGAATAGTAAGGAACTTAATAAAAGAAGGGATTTTACACGAAAGCGACAAAACCCAGGATAAAACAGACACTCTTTGGTACTTTCAACAGGAAGCAGGAACGCCTTATGAGTTTTTGACCTTAAACTGGATTGATCCTACAAAACACCGATTGACCAACGCAGGAACAGAAGATTTAGATTTTGTTGGTGGCTCAGGATTCAAAACCACAGGAACTACAAAATGGTTCAATACTAACTACACTCCTTCTACAGATGCTGTTCATTATGGGGCGAATGATAGTTGTGTCGTTTTTAAAACCTTTGATATTCCTACCACCTTTGCCGGGGAATCAAAAATCTTAGGAGCCAATAATGCTAACGATACCCATACTCAAATATCAAACACCCCTGATTCTACTTTATTACTGAAAGTAAACGGAGATTACGGAGCAGTAGCGGAAAACAGCTTTACTATTAGCCAGTCATTAATAAATGGAACATTTGCAGTTAGTGACGAAACGACTTCTCATAAAAAGCTTTTTAGAGATGGTAGTTTGCACCTGGAAAAGAGTAATAATTTTGGTGGGAATTTACCCAATATCCCTATTTACTTATTTGCTGTAAATACAGGATCAGGGCAAAATTCAACAGGAGTGTCGAGGGGGTTAGGTTTTGTGAGTTTTGGTTCTTCCATGCTTTATGCCCAGGATATTTTGAATAACATCCTGAACAACACTTATTTTTTTAAAGAAAACACTACTCCTGGAGAATTAAAAATCACCGCAGCAAATAGTGTTCTTCCTTCATTATATTATCCTAAAGTAAAAATAGCTGAACCTTATAAGGCTTTATTTCCCGGTATTACTAAAAAATATTTAATTCTTTACTCCACAAATCACGCAGGGGATGGGGCAACATCCGATCCTTCAAATGGTGCGATTTTTTGGGGGCAAGCAGATCATCCGAATTTAGATGGTTTTGAGGAAGGTGGAGTGATAACTTCAGGTTATCAGTCTGAAACTCCTGATTGTCTGATTAATCCAAATGACCCTAATGGAGAAACATTCTGGCTTTTTTACCATCCTGGCACTACTTATCCAGGTGCAGGTGGTATTCAGCAAACAAGGCTTTGGACTACTTCAGGTGGGAATACTCCTCATGAGGCAACTTATACTGATAGAGGTACGGTGCTAGGAATTACAGCAACTGAAAATAGTTACAGTGTTCCACATTTAGGTTATCCAGAGTGCTATTTAGAAGATGACGGAAGCATAACTGTTATTCATACAGTAAAAGGCTATGAAAGTGCCACAAGTTCAGGAATCACAAAAAAAGGAATTAGCACTTGTCCTGGTAATAATTACACATTTACGCGAACGGTTCAGGACGTGGATATAACATCTTTTATGCCCTATTTCAGATTACTCCATGCAAGCCCATCGTTATTTTTTGATAGAAATGGTATTCAATATTGCGTAGCTAGAAATGCAATATGGGAAGTTACAAACCTCCAAAATTACAGTGATTCGGTTAAAATATCAGTCTATCAATGTGACGGGAATTATCAGCCTACCGCATTAATAGGTAATATCTCAGGACCTGATAGCGGGAATAAAAACAGTAACGCAGGTTATTATATTGAAGGAGATACCCTGTACGTTTATTATATTATGGGTGCTACTGATTTGTATGTAGGTACTTGGGACTTAAAAAACTTAGACTAATGAAAACACTACTTATAGCAATAGCATAATTTAAAATAAATAACATGAAAACACCCATTTACTTTTTATTGACGCTTTCCCTGCTTTTAGTAGGATGTGCGAAAGATGATGTGAACGTCCCAGAGGCGAAGACCTATGCGAAATTTGATACTTCGCTGAAAGCTCACGACAAAGCCGGTGCAACCGCGCTTTATACCGATGATGTGATCAACATTACATTTTTACCGGGCACTACTGCTCAATCAAAAACACTTTTTAGAAGTGTGATCTCCGATTTTGAAGCAAACCTTTCTGTTCGTTTCAATGAGGTCTATGCCGCCGATGAAAAGATTAAGCTCGGCAGCCTGCATAAAGGTGATGTGGTAGCCATCAAAGGAAACACCGGTAACATTATAGGCCGTACCGTAATTACACCCGATAATGAGGTGAGAGATGCTTATAATTTAGCCCCGGCGATCAGCGATTCAGAACTTGTCATCAACTTTAAGACCGCTAGTTTTACCGACCTCGTTATTAAATACACAATGGACGGAAACTACGTAGAAGGTCAGGTTGACAATGGTATACAAGCATGGCAATACGGTGAATTTGCTTATGTAGATAACACGCTTACTAAAGTCAGAAATGAAACTATTTCAATAGGCGGTTTTCCAACTGAGCGAATGCATGTACCTGCATGGGCAACACTGGGAAAGACCAGAGGCGATTCTATATGGAATGATGAGATTTTGTTTGCAGAATCACTGGATCAGGAAACCGTTGCACGATTACTCGCCTATGAATTAGGACAGGAATCGGCTTTGGATGGCCCGGTAAACTTTGAGGAATTAACAGCGCTTGGGTACTAATGAAAACCTTCTTCATTTACATACTCACCCCGGTTTATTTCCAGAAGCTGCCTGGTGGAAAATGGTTTAAGGCCGAAATGCTCTTTTACTATTTCCTGCTGGCAACAATGCTGCTCACTGGAAGACTGGCTTATGTAACCGGGCACGATCCTGAAATAGACTTCTGGCAGGTCGTATTTACAATTTTCACCTACCTGCCTTTTGTATTTCTATTCTTTGCGCTGGCACGTACCATATTCTTCAGGGGTATTCATAAGATTTCAGATATACCGGCAGACTTATGGCTTACCCGGCTATGTGTGGCTCATAAATGGTGGTTTAAAAAATCAGAAGAAGATATGGAGCTTCAGGATCGGCTTGAAAAACGATTCTTAAGAGCTTACGGCTTTGATTTTGAAGATATGCCAATGAGTAAACTCACCAAATTTCAGCCTTTACTATTGCCAGTAATGAACCTTATTGTGTGGTGGACATTCGTATAACAGATAGCGAAATAAAAGAATACTGGACATGGTATGATAAGCTAATTCTGAAATGGAATTTGGTTTCCTTCTTTGGATTCATTACCACAGCTGTGATCTGGGCTTTTATCCTGAAGCACGTTTTTAAGGTGAAAACAAAGTTCTGGCTTTTGAACGATACTAAAGACGGTGACTGGGGCGATCCTAAAGAGTTAGCAAAAAAAAGGCTTCTCCTAAAGGAGAATGCCCCGGCACTTTTCAAGTGGTTCATAAAGCTCGATGGAGCTATCTGGTGGTGGTTGAGGAATCATTCCTGGAATTATATCAGCAGGTATAAACCGGAATGGAACGGAGGCAGTAATGAAGGTTTTGAGATCATCAAAAACACCACTCCATTCAGTAATGAATATATTATTTCCAGGAAAGGAATCTTTGAGCAAAAAGGCATTTATACCTGGCTAACTAAACACATGAAAATTGAAGGTGAACTGGAGGTAGCCTATATCGTAAATGGAAAATTAGAATGCCGCTATTCAAAAGTCTGGAAAGACATCTTTGGAAGGTGGCATCAAAAACAAAAAGGCTCAGGAGGCCAGTATTATAGATGTAACCGAAAACCTCTATTATGAAAGTCCTAAATAAATACTGGATTCAGTTCACCATCATCATTTTGTTTGCGCTGGCTTACTGGTTCCTGAGATATATATTGAAAATATAAATTAAATACGAACCTTAACGCTGTAAGCGTGTAAAACGCCCCCGATGATTCATAATTCTCAAATCCCGAGCGTGGTACTACTGTTTTTTAAAAAGATTATTACCTATGAAAGCGGCTCTCTAGTTGTGATAGGAGCTTCTACAGGAAGCCTGGTATCTCAATTGTTCAAAATTCTTTTTCAGGGAATTGAACAACGTGATATGATTATGCCACTATTTCTGGCGGTCTTCACCTTTATCATCTATGTGGTGATGTTCATGGTTGATTTCATAACCGGCCTGAGAGCGGCAAGACATGAGGCTAGAAAAAACCAAAAGAAAGACTATATAGAATCCTCTAAACTGTGGAGAAGCTTCTGGAAATTCTTTGGCGTGGTGAATATTCTTTTCATTCTCACAGGTTTCTGTTTGATGATCGCAATTCTGGACAGGGAGTGGATATATAATATTTTTTTGATGTCTATCCCTTCTGTAATGCTCATGGTAATATTATTTGAATTTCACTCCATAGGTGAAAATTATAAACGCAGGTATGGCTATAAACCTTCTTACTATCAGTTTTTTGATAAGCTCACTCAAACTGTGGAGAACGGAATCATGAAAAGGATTGGGAATTGGTTTTCGGATAATGATAAAAGACAACCGGCAGGTAACGGAATTAAGCCTGATCGAGAGGAAGAAGATCTTCCTGATTAATAACAAATAAAGCCCCCCGTAAAATGAAGAAAAAAATGGAACCATCAGATCTATTAGTGGACTTTGTTGCGGAGTATGAGCAAAAACATGACGGCAGCAGAGAAATGATTGGCTTGCAACCAAAACCAGATGCAGTGGGAAACTGGACCGAAGGTTTTGGGCATGCTATGATTGATGAGTACGGGGATTTTAGAACCGTTAGAGATTATCCAACACTGGAATCAATATTGCCATTCTCACAGGTGCATACCGATGAGGAAGCCTGGGCATTGCTTAAATGGGATTTAAGAAATAAAGCTGCCGGTGCAAATATGAGATTACGAGTAGAGCTGCCACAAAATAAGTTTGATGCGATCCTGAGTCATTCCTTTAATTGCGGCTATTCTCAAAAACTGTATCACCTGGTTAATACCAAGGCACCAGACAGGCTAATTAAAGAGTGGTTTACCAAGCATTATGTCACCGCTAATGGGATAAAATTGCAAGGCTTAGTCTTACGCCGCCATGATGAGTGGGAAATATTCAGCCAGGGGGAATATAAAAGAGATTACAAAATTTCAGCCTAATGCAATTCGATTCTGTATGCCTGGAAGATTTTACCGCTACGATAATAGCTTTTATGGATATGCAGGATGCAGAAAAGAATAAAATTAATTTGGAATATGGAGAAACCTATCAAAACTAAACCGATATTCTTTTCCTATTGCTTTGCAGAATTACAAAAAATAGCTGTTGATCATGGCTATAATTTACTTATTCATGGAAGTTTAAACCGAGATCTTGACCTGGTATGTGTAGCATGGACCGATAACCCTAAATGCAGAATTGAGTTACTGGATGCTTTTTCTGACTATTTGGGATGTCTACATAATAGAAGTAGCTTAGGGTATATGAAAAGCTATAACCATTCTGTTTTACCAGGCGGAAGGGATTCTCATATTATTTATCTGAATTATGGATTTGATCAATTAGGAAAACATACTGAAGATCAGTGGTATTTAGATATTTCATTCACACCTCAAATTAAAAATTATGGCACCAACTAATTTCTACAATGAACCTTTAAAAATTAATTACAAACCAACCTTAAAAGACAGGTATGATTTTTTAATAATGGATTTCAAGTATTGGTTAGCCAATAAACTTGAATCAATAGCCTCTAAATTAAGATGA